GTATGTTTGCAGTGGACTTTGCTGCAGTGGATGGCGCTTCTCGTGCCTGGCGAACAGAGCATGGGACGTTGACTGAACTGCTTTACGGAACCTCTGCAGGACAGTACACATGGTACAGTGGTTATCATGCAGACATTGGAAGTGTCTTAGCCGGTCGTTTGGTAGGACTGTCTGCTCCAGCTGCACAAACCCATTCCTTCCTAGTTGTGGAAGTGTGTGGTCCTGAAACTAAGAAAAACTACGCTACTAATAATCCCAAACCAACCTTAAGATATCAGGAACCAAGTAGTGCTTAACTTAACCAATGTCGGTGGTAGTGCTCCTGATAAATTGGAGATCACTTTAAGTGCTGCGGTCGATGTAGATACGCATGTATCTTTTGCAGATTACACTGGCTCAGCAGTCAATCCTGGTCGGGAGAACCATAATAGAGCTACAGCTGCTGTACATGATTTAGTAGCCGCTCCAGCCTCAGGTGTGGTGCGGAATGTTAAGACTATTCATGCTTGCAACAAGCACGCCACCAGTCCTGTAGATATCACAATTGCTTTCGATCAGAATGGGACAGATATTGTCTTGCATAATACAACTCTGTTTGCAGGCGAAATGTTGCAGTACGTCGAGGGGATTGGTTTCTTCATTACTCAAACTGTTCGCAAGGCTTTCTTCCATCGTCGAGTCACTGCAGATGTTGCTCTTACAAATGTTACACCTACCTTTGCAGATGTTACCGACCTGACGTGTCCTGTCAAGGCTGGCAAGCACTATAATTTTATCTCGCATCTATACCACTTTACATCTGTTGGAACGGTTGGTGCAAGGTTTGGCATAAATGGTCCGGCAATGACTGCAATGCGAATTCAGAGTCTTGATGTTGTAACAGGTAGTGTGACGGCTGCAGCAATGTCATCTAATGTATCTGATGTAACTGCTGTGAACACTGCTGCCATTGCACAAACAACAGGACATGCCACAACTCCTGTGTTGTGCATCCTGACTGGTTGGGTCAATCCATCTGCTGATGGTACTTTTGCAATTCGTGGTGCTGCAGAAGCAACTGGTACATGGACTGTAAAGATTGGTTCTTTCTTGCAACTCTGGGAGGCAGATAACTAATGCTTGGTCTGTTTGATCCCGATCTAAGAATAGAATCTTGGTTTGATCCTCAACTGATTCCAGTTGCTTGGTTTGAGTGGGGACCATACGACAACAGTTTAATTGATACAGGAGTATCCTCTGAGCCTATAGTTGTCAGTGACACCTTGGATGCTTCCATTACGGAGACCTTTGTCTCTTTGACCAGGAGTACACTGACCGATACTCTGGATGCCACTATCACTGAGTCCTTAGTAAGTCTACTCAAGTCGAGCATAACTGATGGGCTAGATGTTACCTCTGCTGAAGTACTGACTTCTCTATTGAAAAGTTCTGTCAGCGATACGCTAGATGCAACTAGCTCCGAGTCCTTTGCTCTGGAAATACGAGAGACTATTCTATTATCAGATACTCTTGACATTACTTCTACTGAAACATTCTCCAGTCTGCTGAAGAGCGCTGTTACCGATACCCTTGACATTACCTCCGCCGAAACACTCTCCAACCTTCTGAGAAGTACGGCTACTGATACTCTTGACATAACTAGCTCTGAGTCTTTTGTCAGTCTATTGAAGTCGACTGTTACTGAGACGCTTGACGTTACTACGACTGAGGAATTTGTCAGCTCACTGAAGTCTACTATTACCGACACTCTTGATGCTACTATATCCGAGTCTGTTCTGTCGGTAGTTTTTGAAACCAAGGCTGCATCTGATACTCTTGATATAACTTCTACTGAGTCATTCTCAATAGAGATTGGTGGGGCTGCTAGTAAGGCAATAAGCGATACTCTGGATGTTTCATCGGTAGAATCCTTTACTACTGGTATTTTTGTCTCAGCTACTGATACATTAGACATTACCACCAGTGAGACACTCTTGAGTTTGCTCAGGAGCACTATCACTGATGATTTGGACTTAGCATCTAGTGAGGTTTTCGACAGCAAGCTATTTACTATCGTCACTGATACTTTGGACCTGACCTCAAGTGAGCTCTTTGCAAGCAATCTATTTACCGTTGTAGTTGACAGCCTAGACCTGACTGTCTTGGAGAGCCTTGTAGTTGGAGTTGTAGTTCAAATTGCAGCATTTGATGATCTTGACATAAGCATCATTGATGTAGTCTCCTACGCTGATGCAATAGTAGATTATAGAGCTACTCGTGGACTGCTAGGAATCAGCAAGATAACAATTCAAGGCCACGTCACACTTATAACCCATTGAGTGAGTATGTTATGTATGCAGAGCCTTTCCTATTTGAAGAATACGCTGGGAGTGGAAGGGGCTTAATAGCAGCTCCTATATTCCTAGATAACCTACTAGCGCTTCGTGCTGATATTGATGCCATCTCATTCAAAGTAATTAAGCTTTCCGATTCTAGCGAGGTAACTGGTAGTGTTCCACTTTCTGCCATGAAGGTAGCAGCTGTGCCTTGGGATAGAGATGATGTTGGTTACAGTTTTCTCTGGAATGCCCCTGGAACGCTTTGGCCCGATCCTAACGAAAAATACAGAATCATAGTTATTTTTACTGTGACTGTCGCATTGGGCGGCTATTCATTTATCAAGACTTGGGAGGTTAGCACAAAAGATCCTGAAGCGCCGACTTGACCGGACTAGGTATTTGATATACACTGCCTCAGAACTGGAGATTCTGTTATGCCAATGCAAACAATAGTAGCCAATCTTGACAATCGTAGTCTTAAGAAGAAAAAACTTAAGGGTCGTGACTACTACGTTGCTCCAGTAGTTCTTATGACTCATGCTGTACATGAAGGATCAAAAGGTCCTCTGTACTATCCTGACACTGAATTAGAGAAGTGGACTCCATCTTGGAATCACAAGCCTATAACCAATGGACACCCTATGAAGGGTGGAGTGGCAGTTAGTGCTAGTGACTCTGATATTATGGAGGAACTCGAACTTGGATTCTTGCTAAACAGTAAGTGGGACGGAAAGCAGAGATCATCTGCTTGGATTGACATTGAGAATGCAAGAATCAAGTTTCCCAGGTTCTTGGAAAAGATGGAGAAGAAGGAACCAATTGAAGTATCAACTGGTCTCATGGTTGATGAAGTAGAAGGTGAAGGAGAGTACGAAGGTAAAAAGTTCCGGGCCATTGCTAAGAACCACCGTCCAGATCATCTCGCTATTCTTATGGATAGCATTGGTGCCTGCTCTATTAAAGATGGTGGTGGACTATTCCAGTTGAACGAAGCTGGAATCGAAACTCTTATGAATCACGAGAAGTCTTTGGAGAAAGGACTTCTATGCGCTCTAATCAATACAGGCCACTTCAAAGACCTGGCTCAAAACAAGTTGTCTCATTCTGCTATCCGTTCTGCTCTCGGTTCCGAGATGAACGAAAGGGGAGCCTGGGAAGGATGGATTGAGGATGTTTTTGATAAGTACTTTGTCTTTTTTGAAGGCGGTGAACTATTCAAGCAGCACTACAAAGCCAAGGAATCAGGGGTTGAACTTGTAGATCAACCTGAGAAAGTAGAGCGTGTTGTTTCTTACAAATCGGTGGACGATCCTGTTATAGGAAACGCCGATCCTAACTCGGAGGACAATGTAATGGCTAAGAAGGATTTGGTGGACAAACTGATTGCCAATAAGGCAACCAAGTGGGAGGACAAGGATCGTGAGAAGCTGATGAAGCTTGAGGATGATGTTCTGACGAACATGGAGCCAATCTCTAGCGATCCGGTCAATACCCCGGTTCCGCTCGCCAATCAGGCAGAGATTGACGCAGCGACCAAACGGGGGGCCGGAACACCTACTCCCGATCCTACGCCGGTTGTCAACAAGGATGGGAAGGAAGGGAAGGAAACTCCTGCTCCTCCAAAGCAGATGTCTGCTAAGGAGTGGATGGATGCAGCTCCTGCTGAAGCTAGGAGCATGATCCAGAACTCCATGAAGGTTTACAATCAACAGAAGGATCGGTTGATTAAAGCAATCCTCACAAATGAGAAAGCAAAGCTTCACTACAATGAGGAGAAGCTGAAGAAGATGGAGGTTGAGGAATTGGAAGGTATTGCTGCGTTGGCTATGCCTGACAGGACTGATGCTGATAACATTGCTGACTTCTTTGGTGCTGGAGCTCCTACCGCCAATGCAGCTGGCTCTGTCAACATCAACAACAAGGAAGGTGATCTTGACCTGCCTGTGTACGATTTTGAAGAGCACAAGAAGAGTGCGTAGTTCTTTGCTCAGACACCTACTTCTAATAATGGAAGGAAACTGTTATGGTTGAGCGTATGATTCTGCTAAAGGGAAAAGGCCACCACGAGGAAGGTATCCTCGATACGGTAGGTACTCCTGGAATGCACGTACAGCTGGCGGCTGACGGTCACTGGGACTTGTCTCCTGCTGCTATTGCTGAGTTGGTTAAAGGTGGTGGTTTTGCCATCTTGAAGGAAGATGCTTTACAAGGTAAGACAATCACTCAGGCTTATGCTATTGGTGATCTTGCTTTCTTGTATCACCCTGTAGTTGGGGATCATCTTGCTTTGTTTGTCAAGGCAGCTGCTAACCTAGTTATTGATGATAAGGTAGTTCCTGAAGGCGGTGGTACTGGTTTGTGGGTTGAAGCAGCTGGCACTGAAGCTCGCTACTTTGCTGTAGCACTTGAGTCTACTGCTGGTGCATTAGGTGCTAATACTCACGTCAAGTGTCGCATGGCTTCTATGGGTTAGTATTTACTTTTATGTTCTCTCATTCAGTACCACGAAAGGAACTGATATGCCCACTGATTTCTTTTTGAACAATCAAGCTCATGGAGATGTAGCCAACATGCTCCTAAAGTACAACTTCGATGTTGGTGCTTTAAGGCCTTGGCTAGGTGAAGATGGGAACTCTCGTATTACCATTAACCAGAATGGTAAGAAACAAACGATTGTTACCAATGCTCCTTCTACTCTTCGTAAGGATGAGTGGAAGACATTGGATGATGCAGTAGTTCGTGCGGTGCAGACTACTCCTACACGGATGTTCAACGACCTCAGGAGTAGAAATCTTACAGTCAGGCTCAAGAACGCAATGGGCAAGATTGTTCTGGAGTACGAGCGAATGTCAGATATCGGTCCTGCTACTACTAGCATGGACGGTATTCGTGAAGGTGATTCTGACAGGCCGCACTTCGACCTGGCTGGTTTGCCCTTGCCTATCATTCACAAGGACTTCCAGTACACCGCTCGTCAGGTTGCTGTTTCTCGCAATAATGACACTCCTCTCGATACGACGATGCCTGAGTTGTCAGCTCGAAAGGTGATGGAAGAGGTTGAGAAGTACACAGCTGGTAGTCAGACCTTTGGATATGCCACCTATAGCATTTACGGCTATACTAACTTCCCAAGCCGTTTGACTCAGGTCATTACTGCTCCTACTTCTGCCAACCATGCCGTCACAATTACTGAGCTTCTCAGTATGCGTAAGAAGCTAACCGACAAGGGGTACTACGGTCCCTTTATGGTTTATGCTTCTCCTGCATGGGATCCTTTCCTTGACGAAGATTACTCTACCGTCAAGGGTGAGAATACCTTGCGTCAGAGAATCCTGGCGATTGATGGTATTTCTGGAGTCAGGACTTCTTACTTCCTGACTGGCAATGCTCTTGTCATGGTGCAGCTGACCTCTGATGTTATCCGTGCTGTCATTGGCATGGATGTTATTACTTTGCAGTGGCCGTCTCACGGTGGGATGCAGCTCAACTACAAAGTGATGGCAATTCTGGTTCCTCAACTGAGGACTGACTTCAACGCCTCTACTGGCATCTGCCATGGAAGCTAGTTTGTTTCACAACAACTTTCAATGGGAGTAAATCATGGCTAAGGCTAAGAAGGATTCTGGGATCGGCAGGTACAAACTGTTGCCCGATGCTGGTCCCCACTTTCAGAGGAATCCTGACTTTGATGAGACTATTGAGGAGTCTGATGATAACGTCAGGGACATTGAGTATGTCGCTGGAGACATTGTTGAAAGCGACCGTCCTTTAGACAAAGTCTTCGTCAACAAATTTCAAAAGGTTGGTGGAGATGAAGTACCGACTAGGCGTGCCCCAGGTGGTCAGGTGTCTCGCAATGCAGAGGATGATCCTAATAAGGACAGGCCAGTCCGGTCAACGGAAGACGCTACGAGAGCGACAGCAGACCGATTCCTGGAAGATGACGAACTGGAAGGGAAACCAGAAGAACTCAGGGCCTTGGCACGAGGAGAGGGTGCCAAGAAGAAGTCGGTCTTGGATGATGATGAAGAGGAAGATGAGGATGCCTCTGATGAAGTGGTTGATGAGGAAGAGGATGAGGATGTAAGTGATTCCCCTCGCAAGCGTCCTTCCAGGTCTAACCGAGCTACTAAAATCCGAAAGGCTAATAAGTAGTACTCATGCCTAGGACCACTCCTGAATTGGTTGCTGGTATCATAGAGGCAGATGTAGATATTCCTCTTGATCCATTCATTGAGGCTGCCACGATGCTTATAGATCGTGTCGTGGCAGTAGTAAAGGATGATGATGGGAGTGACTACTACAACTCCACACAGCTAGAAGTGATTGAGCGGTGGCTGGCTGCCCACTTCTATGCTGTGCGTGATCCTAGGCCTGTGTTTGAAGGCGTTGGTAAGGTTCAAGTTTCAAATGAGTCCAAGGTGGACTTGAACCTTAACAATACTCGATACGGTGAACAGGCCATGCTGTTAGATTCTTCTGGAGCTTTAGCTAGACTCAATGCGGAGATGCTGAAGGGATTCAGGAGTAAGCCTTTGGTCATTTGGTTAGGTCGTACTCGGGAGGAAAGAAGTGGCATTACTGACTAGGATGCTGAAGCAGAAGGCTGTTTATTGGGAGCCTATAGGATTTGGTCCCAGTGGAGAGCCTACATTCGATGCTCCTGTACAGATAAAGTGCAGGTGGGAGGACACTAGTGAGGTATTTATTGATGGACAAGGAGTCAATCAAGTAAGTAACTCAATTGTGTACGTGGACAGGGATGTTAAGGTGCAAGGACAACTCTGGTTTGGAAAGCTAAATGAGTTGTCCTCGCAGAATACACCTGCACTTAATCCTGGTGCTTATGCCATACGAAAGTTTGACCGAATCCCAGATTTGAAAGTGAAGAAATTTCTGAGGCTTGCTTACCTATGATGATCCTTACCACCAAAGGAGTTTCAGCAGTAATAAGTGCTCAAAATAAGCACTACAAGAGAACTTATTCTGGCTTGAAAGGAGGCTTGAAGGAAGGAGGGGAGTTGGTACTTAGGGAGAGTAGGAAGATAGTTCCTATTCTCAGTAAGGACTTGTACAATAGCAGTCGTACTTATCAGAAAGGAAGAGGGTTTGATAAGATAGAACAGATCGTTGAGTATAGAATGCCATACGCACTCTATCAGCACGAGAATCTGTTCTATAAACACAAGCCCGGTAAAACAGCTAAGTTCCTTGAAAGACCACTTAGGTTGAATGCTGACAAGGTAGGTCTTATTATTTACAGAAGGTCGTTAAAGAAGTAATATGGCACTTGAGCATACAGCAGCAACAGTACTAGCGAGATATCTAATCTCCAATGGTATCGTTAAGCTGCCGCCTGCTATACCTTGGCCTGCTTATGTCAACTTCATGGCGGAGACTCCTAATGAAGCAATAGCAGTAGTTGATACGTTGGGAGAGATGAAGGGTCGTGAGATGAGAGGAGGCAAGGTTCTTGAGAAGCCAGGAATCAACATACAGATAAGAGCTATGACCAATCCAATAGGAACTAACTTCGGGTTGAAGTTATGTAACGTGTTGGAAGCTCTAAACCAAGCAACTGTCGTGGTTCCAGCAGGAGGAGGGATTGTTACGAAGACATACTTAGTTAGTCTATTCCAAAGAACATCTCCTGTCTATCCGCTTGGACAGGAGGAAGGAGGTTCTAGGTTCCTATATTCGTTGAATGGGTTACTCACATACTCGGAGGTATTGCCATGACTGTTAGTGTAAGAGTTGGTAGGAACGTAAATCTGGATGGGAAGACCTATTCCCAATCCAAGCAGTTGACTGCCGAAGGTTCAATCAACAGGCGTCCTAGTAGAGCTGCTGCTAAGATTGGAGCTCTCACTACTCGCACCAGTGATACTGCTGGTGAACTGACAATGAATGCTGGTCACGGTATCACTACTGGAGTGAAGCTAGATATTTACTGGTCCGTTGGAGGAGTGAATGGAGTCCGAAGGAATGTTACTGTTGGAGCAGTAGCTGTTAATCAAGTCCCCTTCACTCTAGGAACAGGAGATATTCTACCTGCTGATGAAAGTCCTATTACAGCAATGATTCCTGTTGCTATGGAACTTCGATTTGATGGCGATGATCTAGTTGCCATAGCAGTAGCATCTACGGTTCCTGCTGTTGTTGTTCTGACGGGGGACGATGATGTTGAGGACCATGCCATCGTATTGCCTTACGATAACATGGAGTATGACTGGGACAAAGAGAATGGAACAGTAAATCCCATTGCTGGAGATGTCATTACCAAGGCCTATATCACTCATGGTTCCTCAGCAGGGACCAAAGAAATACCTATTGGTATCGCCACCAATTGACTTTGATTCCTAACTTCCTACTGGAGGACAAGCAATGACATTCCTAAAAGATGGTTATCAGACCCTCTACACTTTCTCTGTGAACCCTTCTGTGTACTTCAAAGAAAGAAGTGTCACTCCACCTGGCATCGACGGTGGAGATGAAGTTGATACGACAACTATGAGGAATATCAAGTGGCGTACTCGCCAACCTCGTAAGTTGATTAGTTTGACTCCATCGTCTATGAGTGTGTCTTATGATCCTGCGATCTATGACGACATTCTGGACCTTATCAATGTCAACCAACTCATCACTATCACTTTCCCTGATGGATCGAGTTTAGCCTTCTGGGGATGGCTAAGAACCTTCCAACCTGGTGAAAATGCTGAAGGTGAGTTCCCCGCTGCTACTGTAGATGTCAACCCATCTAATCAAGACGATGATGGAGTTGAAGTTGATCCAGTGTTCACGCCGGCACCTTGAGAACTATGTATAACATATCTCACAAAGCAGAACTATTGTTTTGGGCTAAGGTAAATATCCTTGGCCCAGATGACTGTTGGGAATGGACTGCTGCTAAGCAAGGTCAGGGGTATGGACAGTTCCATATAAATAGAGTAGCATCCTTAGCTCATAAGATATCTTATGAGCTTTGTAATGGTCCAATTCATAAAGGAATGTTTGTTTTGCATGATTGTGACAACAGACCTTGTGTAAACCCTAAACACTTGTTCTTAGGAACACACTTGGACAATGTTAGAGATATGATTGATAAAGGAAGAAGTCTATTCGGTTCTAAAAACCCATTCTCTAAGTTGGATGATTTGAAAGTACTAGCTATTATAGATTTACGAAAGAAGGGAATTTCTATGGTAAGAATTGCGGAGATGTTTGATGTAGCTTATGGTACTATTTGTGATATAGTGTATGGTAGAAGCTGGAAGCATTTACTACCTGCACCTTAATTAGTTACTTTCCTAGGAGACCAAAGAAATGGCTAAGAAGCACATTGAAGACGTGTCAGAACTTGCCGACGAAGTAGAAGAGTACTGCCTTGACCTTAAAGAGTATCCCTTCGCTCTTACCAAGGATGGTGCCAGGGAGGAGTATGTCATTCGTGAGATGACCGGCAGGGAACGGGATGCATATCTAACAGCCCTAAATGCCATGATGGGAGGTCAGGCTGGATCGGCCAGCGGCAAGGTAGATATGCAGAAGATTCGTAGCTTCGATGGAATTGAAGCAGAACTTCTATCTAGGGTAATCTTCAAGGAGGGTAAGCCCGTTCCCAAGGCCACTGTCCAGAGTTGGAAGGCTTCTGTCCAACATAAGCTCTTCTTGAAAGCACAGAAGCTTACTGGGCTTGGAGATGAGGAAGATGTCAAGAAGGATGAGGAAGAGGCAAAAAACGATTAACTGCTGAGCAGCTACTTTGGCACAGACTGGCTGCTCAGCAGGGAGTGCCTCTCTGGAAGGTCAAGAGACAGAACTCTTACTCTGACCTGCTTGAGTACAAAGCCTATTGGGACTATCAAGATGAGCTGGAGTATAACAAGAAGTCCAAACTGGATTTCTACTTAGCTCAAATTGCTCGTGAGGTTCATGTAGTTCTTTTGAAGAATGCTGACGCCAAGAAGGTGTCAGTCAATGACTTCATACTCAAGTTCAAGATGCCTGAAGAGAAGAAGGTGGAGCGATCTGCACCTGTAGAAGAAATCACTGAGGAAGAGATAAAGCGAAGGACTCAGATATCTCAGAATCATTGGTTTAGGCTGTTGAAGATTAAGGATAAGCCTAATGGCACGCCGCACAGTACTTGAGGAATTAGTAGTAGTAGTAACTGGCGATGCTACTCGCTATGCTAGAGTAGTAAGGCAAGTTAATGCTATGACTAGTGCCATAGCTAACAGAACTAGGGCAGCATTTACTGCTTTGACTGCTCCTATAAATGCTAGCATGAATTCTGCTATTGCAGCATACAGAAGAGGACTAGCTTCTATAAACAGATCGCTGTATAACTTTAGGCGTGGTTTCAATACAGCAGCGGCAGGAATGACACTTCCATTTACTACAGCAGCAGCTAGGATGGGAGCCGCTTTTGGTAATACTCTTCATAGAATGAGAAGTGGAGTTAATGCATTTGGGAACTATCTTACAAATAGTCCAATGGGTAGGGCTCTTCACAACCTTAGAGTTGGGATGAGAGGAGGATGGGGAAATCTAGTTCCAGGAGGTATAGGTAGATACTCTACAGCGATGGGGAGGATGGGTTATAGAGTAGGTCAGTTTGGAAGGAACTTTGGGATAGGAGCTCAGTCTGGATGGTCAGGTATTCCTTTAATGAACCGCTTTGGTAGGATAATGCCACCACCTACCTTTGCTCACAGGATAGGTACTTCTGTTGGTGCAATGGGGTCTCTTGCTATGAGACCGATCAATGCTGCCATATCAGCAGGTGCTTTTGCAATACCTATAATGAGAAGGGCTGGTCATAATCTTGCATTAGGGATGAGTGCAGGCTGGAATAATCTAATGCCTGGAACTGCAAGAAGGTTTGGAACTGCTATGGCTAGGCTTGGATGGGGTCTAGGAGCTGGAGCTAGAGGCACACTATTAGGTGGAGTAGCTGCTGGGAGAGCTGTTGGACGATTTGGAGGAGATGCCTTTGGTGAGATGAGAAGAATGATGGCTGGCACTAGGGCTGTTGCTGCTGCAAGTAGAGCTGCTGTTAATCTAGCTGTTAGAAATAGACCTGGAGGACAATCTGCGGCTCAAGCTAGAGCTGAGGCAATGAGATTTCAGGGGAATCTCAGAAGAACTCCTGGAGCACAACTTGGTAGAGGGATTGGAATGGGTGCAGTTGGGGCTATTGGTACAGGCCGTGTTATGATGGGTGCAGCTAGGGGAGTTGCTGGATTTGCTGGGAATGTAGGAGGAGCACTGGCTAATGCAGGTTCTGGTATTGCAGCTGCTGGGGCTAGAGGAGTTGCAGGATTTACTGCTGCAATGAGTAACATTCAACGTGCAGTTGCAAGGACTGCCAACTTCATTACCCAGCGGTTCCGTAAGGTAGGATATGACCTGGAGTATGTTGGCAGGAGAATCTCCCTGATTGTTACTCTACCAATTGCAGCTATTGGATACACTGGTACTAAAGCATTTGCACGCTTTGATGATGCAATGAATACTTCTCTCTCTTTGATGAGAGATGTAGGTGAGTCCACTCAGAAGGCAATGGAGGCTGTAACATTTACTCTATCTGACCAAAGTCGTGCTGGGCCTGCTGACTTAGCAATGGGGTACTTCCAACTTGCTTCTGCTGGATTTGAAGCTGCTGATGCTATGGGAGCTCTTGCCAATGTGAATAAGTTTGCTATGGCTGGAGCATTTGATATAAGTGCTGCTGGAGGTCCAGTTAGTACGTTAGAGGCTATTGGTAAGGCAACTGAGTCTCTCATTGGTGTGCAGTCAGCTCTTGGGTTGAGAGTTGCTGATACTGCGGCTAATATGGAGAATATGACTCACGTAGGTGATGTTCTTACCCAAGCTAACATCATTGCACAAGGTAGGGTTGAGGACTTTGCTGATGCCCTTACTAATAAGGGCGCTGCTTCACTACGCCTGCTGAATAAGCCAATGGAGGAAGGTGTTGCTGTTCTAGCTGCTTATGCGTCACAGAATATCAAAGGTGCTGCAGCTGGAACTAAGTTGGATATTGTTCTTCGTGATCTTCAAAGATCTTCTACTAAAAATAAAGAAGGGTGGGATTCACTTGGCTTATCTGTCTTTGACAACAATGGAGGTATGAAGGATATTGCTGTTATCATTGCAGACCTTGAGAAGAAGATGGAAGGAATGTCTGACCAGCAGAAGTTCGCAACCCTCACTACTCTGGGATTCCAAGACCGATCCGTTGCTGCTATTCGCCAACTGCTAGGAATGTCTGATGCTATCAAGGAGTACAGGAAGCAATTGGACAATGCTGATGGAGCGATGGATAGGGTTGCCAACAAGAGAATGAAGTCGTTCACTGCTCAAATGACTGTACTGAAGAATCAGATCACTCAAGTCGGTATTGAGATTGGGAGAACATTGGCTCCATTCCTGTTGCAGTTGAATGATGTACTTAAGCAGGCTATTGGTCAGTGGAGAGCTCTAGATGATGTTACTAGGAAGTGGATCATTTTGGGATCATTACTTGTCGCTACAATTGGACCTGTAACGCTTATATTTGGAGTGATGGTATCCACTATAAGTAGGCTGAGCTCCTCATTCTATGGTTTGATGAAATCAGCTAGTATGCTGGTGTTTGGTCCTTTTGTACTGCTTGGTAAAACGCTGTACACGCTCGTCTCTACCATGTTGGAATTTGCGGCAGCAATATCAATGGTTGCAATTAGATTGACGGCACAGCTCGCTGCGGCGGTTACAGGTGTACTCATCGGGGCGTTGACTAGTGCATTGCAAATCACAATGGCCTTAGTTACTGGCCTTACTCAACTAGCATCTATAGCAGGACCAATTGGTCTTCTAGTAGGAGTGATAGGATTTCTGGCAGGAGCAGGAGCTGCGGTATCAGCAGCATTTGGACTAGTTGGAGCGACAGTTTCATTAGTTAAGGATGTAGCGTTAAAAGCTGGGGCCGCTTTTATATACCTTAGAGATCACGTAAAATCATCAGTTAAGCATATTGCGGATTTAGTTCTGTCAATAAACGGGCCGACAGGTTTAGTTGAGGCTTTGAAGAGTGCTGGTAAATCAGTTGTTGATTTTGGTTTGAACTTCACAAAAGTAATCAAAGAAAGTAAATTGGCAGTAATTGGATTCATGGAGAACTTTGAGCATAACATGAATCTCTTGAAAATGTATTGGGCATTACTTGGTCCTTATATGTTCGGGGAATTTGGAAGGGTAGGTCAGAAAACATTTGAGAACTTAGCTCACAATGCTAAAGTTGCTATTGCTGCTATAGCAGATTTAGTTAAGGTACTTACTCCTTATGTAACCACTCAATTTCAAAATATGTGGATTGGTTTTAAGAATGCTGCTAAACTTGTTCTTGGTGAAGTAATGCTTCTACTGACCAAGTGGGTCGTTGATGCTACTAATATAATGAATTGGGAGAACATAATTAGAGGAGTTCTTGATGATGAAGTAACAAGTGGCAGGTTTTTTGCTGAGTTTTGGAAAGGAGCATTGATACCAGATGCTAAGAAGATAGTGCCTGATGTTAAAAAAGGAGTTAAAGATATTTTGGATGGAGCTCTTGGAGAGCTGAAGGGGCCAGTTGAAGGCATTTACTTAGACTTGCCTCCTTTGAATTGGTTTGGAGAGTTGAAGTTTGGTATTCCCAAGAAGCAAGAGATTGTAAAAGAAGTAGTGAAGCCTGCTAAGGCAGTAGTTGCAGCTGCTGTTGCTGGAGAGGAAGGTGAAGAAGCAGATGAGAGAATGGGTGGTGCAGGAGGTGTAGGCCCAATGGAAATGGGAGGAGGAGGAAGAGGAGCGGAAGCTGCTTCAGTAGGAATGGGAGTGGAGGGGATATTTAGAGATGTAATGGAGTATGGGAAGTCTATGAACTTCCCAGGGGATGCTGCTGGCCCTGCTGCTGGTAGTTTGACTATTGGTCAAAGGGAAGGTAGGGCAGCTCTTTCTAGACAGGAGAAGAAAGCGGAGCATGCTGCTGAGATGCTTAGACGAAGGGAAGCTTATACAGCTGGTAAAAGGAAGAGACCTGTAAGAGGGAAGGAAGCAGAATTTCCAAGTGTGATAGATGCGGCAGGAGCTCCAGCACCTGATATGGCATTACTAGAGAAGCAATTAGCTAGTGGTGGGGGTGGAGGCGGGGGAGTTGATGAATGGGCAAAGATGGTAGCAGAGAATACAAAAGCGTTACAAGAAAATACTCAAAAGATGGATGAGAGTACAGATGTTGAAATTGCCCCAGCTGCTTTTGGTGGTTTTGGAACTGTATTCTAGTATGCGTATTGTGTTCATGGAGACATATAATGCCTGCAATAGTAAGATTTACTTGGGAAGATATAATTTATGCTTTCTTTGACAAGGTGAGCGTAGGAGGGGATAATGAGTGCTGGGAGTGGAATGCAAGTAAGATAAGGGGGTATGGAAGTTTTCAAATTCATGGGAAGACTAAGTATTCTCATATATTATCTTATGAGTTGTTTGTAGGTCCAGTTCCAAAAGGATTATTTGTATTGCATAAGTGTGATAATCCTCCTTGTGTGAATCCAAATCACTTATTTCCTGGGACTCAAAAACAAAACATGGAGGACTGTGCAGCTAAAGGAAGGTGTGAGAGACCTGAACTACGTGGTGCTTTACATTGGTGTGCTAAGTTGGAGAAAGAAGATGTTTTGGCTATAAGATCAATGTATGCCAAAGGCAAATATACTCAAATCCAAATAGCAAAACTATTTGAAGTTTCTAGACAAGCTGTTCAAATGATCTTGTATGGAAATACTTGGAGACATATATAATGCCCGCCATTGTTCACGGTAGACTCGATTGGGACTTACGTCGTGACAGAGAAGGTCATCGTGAGTACTTCATTCAATGGTTGTGTGAGACAGATAATATAGATGATGGTCCTCTAGATGTTCTAATGGCACCTGATTTGCCAGTAGTAGGATCATGGTGGGAGTATGGATCAGACAACGATCCTTGGGCATTCTGTACTCCTGAGGCTTCTGTAAAGCCGGTGTTTAATAAGGAGGCTGGCCACTGGTGGATCGTGGAAAACTTCTTCTCTACTAGGCCTCTAAGACGTTGCCAAGATTCCACTTATGAAGACCCGCTGTCTGAGCCTTATCGTATAAGTGGTTCTTTCAATCCTTACACTAGGGAATCGTTCTTTGATAAGGACGGGAAGCCTCTTAGGAATAGTGCCTTTGAGGCTTACAGGGGACCGGAAGTAGAGTTCGATGATAGTAAACCACAGGTTACTATTGGTTGGAATATGCCAGAACTTCCTCTGGCATTGACAGCACAGTTGATGCACAATGTAAACGATGCCTTTATGTGGGGGCTAGGCCCAAGGTGTGTCAAACTATCATCCATGAAGTTTCAACGTCAGTTGTTTGGAACGTGCAATTACTTCTATGCAGTAGACTTTGAATTTGATATTGACTATAACACATTTGATCGTTGGGTGCCTGACTACTCAATGATGAGACTGAAGGATGGAGGAACTGCTACTAATCCAACTCACTATGTTCGGGCCAAGGACGACTCTGGGGAGAATGTGAAGATATATCTCAATGGTAGTGGCGATCCAGCTACTTCAGAGGCCACTATATTTATCCACAAGTTCCAGAAGTACAAATCAAGCAACTTGTTTTTGTTGGGGATTCCAGGTTCGCTGTAGAAGGAGACCAAAATGGCTAAGAGTAAGCAGGTATCTTCCACGCAGTTGGAGAGGCTAAAGAAAATAGCTGTAAAGCTTCCTCCAAGAGCAGACAAGGATATTCAAACTAATGATAGAATTACTTTCACTGGACAGTTCTATCATCATTCCTGGGGTGAGCAACCTACAACCATTCCTATTCGTTGCCAGCGGCTTCTACGACATAAAATCCAGCCAGTGCCACGTCGGGTTGTAATTAGCGCCAGGGACACAGAGATTGACACCCAGTGGATCAAGGATTTATCTCAAGTCGGCTATCTGATAATTGAGAATAGGACTGGGGCTGGAATGCTGCAGAATCCAACTCTTGAGGAAAAGGAGAAATTGGAAGAGCAGATTCTCCTTGTCAGATTCAAGGGAGCTAAGAAAGGCTGTAAGGTTAGGCCAGGAATGTACTTCATTGCCGAGCCAGAGGATATATCTGAACTTATTCTAAGAGCAGCTGATGAGCCAGTCAACATAAACTACTGGATACTCCCGAGCTAACAATGACTACCCGTCTTAACTTCTTCACTGATGAGCAAGTTGCTTACCTAAATGAGGTAGTAGATAGTGTAGTTAAGACTCGTACTGATAGACCTCGTGGAGAGACCATTGATCCAATTCCAGGAGCTCCTGATAACTACATAGTAAAGATTCCTGATGCCAGCACTTCTATTCCTGCTAGGTCAGGAACTACTTTGGGGTCACTTGCTGATTGTGAGGTCTATAAGTTAGATACGGATGGTGAATTGACTATTGCATCAGGAGTTAAGATCAAAGTCTGGAATCCATACCTCTGCAAGCTTTATAGGCAGGCTCAACCATTCTTTCAAGCCAGCAGAAATAAGTATGGGTTGTGGATTTGTGAGAAGCCAAGGCTGTGGCATAAGGCAAAGGTAAGTGGGGCAGATATAGCAATTAACAGTTCTGGTACTTGTAACTTATGGTTTAATGGTGCTGTTAGTACCGGGCCAGAGACAGTTACTGCTTATCTGAACTGGATGCATGGAAGCCAACTAGTTAGTGATGCTAAGGAGATAATGGTGCATTTTGCTGAGGACGAAAACAAGTGGTGGATCAGCAATGCAGAGTGTGAGACGGCATAATGAAAACAAAGACTGGAGTCTGCAGACCTTGTTGTGTAGTTGAGTCATGCTTAGCCTATCTTCGTAACTTTAACGAATCCAGCACTTCCAGTCTAGGAGGCGACTTGGAGGAAGTGTCGGGCGATTGGGAGATTGTTAGCAATACCCGTCTCAAGCCTCCTACTGACGGCGTGCTCCGAATAGTACAAGCAGTTCCTACTACAAGTACTGATGGCTACAAGGTAGTTGTGACTGCTTTGTTTGGAGCTTCTGGTACGCCAGCTACTATCCGTGTCCACGTTGACATACCTACGTCAAGTGGTTCGATTAGCGACTCACACTACTTAGAGGTTAATGGCACTGGCATCGACACAGCCACGATGCAGTTGTTCAAACTCACATCTGGTACGCCTACTCCAGTCGGCTCACAAGAAGATATTCTCAACTTCGTTCGTAACTCTGATATTGTTATCTCTGTTTGTGTCAACACGGCTACTAATGAGATCACCGCCAACGTGACGACCGTTCTCGGTGGTGCTCAGATGATCGAAGAAGCAGCTACTCTGCACGGCAGCCCTGGAGATCCAAAGTACGTCGCACTGGAGGTTTTGACTGCAACTACCAATATGCGATTCGACGACCTAGAACTCAGGAGACTAGGTGGGGTTAGCGAGTGTGCTGATTGTCAAGGCGATCTGCAAGTGTGTGAAGTGTGCGAAAACTCAGATACAGGAAATGCTGATAAGGCTCCCAACTACTTGAGAGTTACTTGGTCTGGTCTTGCTGACAGGTTTATAGACAATGCTACCTACAGTGGAACCGGCTTCTTCGGGACTTTAACTCCTGACAGCGTTGATGACCATATCTGGGCTGCGTCTTCCTTAGCAGGTACGGCAATCATACCATTCATAATATGCGGAGGCCCTTCAGGAAGCGGAGACAGTATAGCATGTCCTGGTGCTGTAGAACATGATGGGGCTCTCATATACGGTAATGCAGACCTCGCTATAAAGAGTTTTACTGAGGGTTTGACACAAGTTAACGGACAAACACCGTTTCTGGATAGTGGAGTAAACTACAGACTCTTTGGTGGAGCAGCCGAAGCTGTATCTCACATTTCAACCCGTTCAATCAACTTTGCCATTAGAGTATGGCTGGCTCGTAAGAACGCTGGTGGTTTCAAGATATACGCTGATGTTCGTATCTATGCAGGACCGCATTTGTGGAAAGTAAACACTGGGTCAGGTGAGGCCTTTGCTCCTCCTTGGCAAAACGCTTTTGGAGGTAGCACACTAGCCCAGCTTGGCAGAGCAGAATTCGAGGGTGATTGGGATGGTGACTGTTTAGCTCTACCAGATACTAACATGACCCTTGTAGAAGAATGCGATATATCCGCTAACAATATCGTGTTTACTGGAATGTCTCTAACTATCGGTCTAGCATGAATAAAGACCCAGAAACAGTCATAAAGTTTATCCGTTGCTCCGGTTGCGGGCAAAGATTTCGTCTAAAGGAAAGTGAATGTCCATATATCTGTGCGTGCGGTCGTGAGGTGTCAATTGACGGTGTGGTTCTTGCCCCAGCTTTAGCTAATACAGCACCTACAGTTCCAGGTACTGAACTTCGTAAGTTGTTTGATTCGATTGGAATTACTCCTCATATAGGATGCAGGTGCAAGGAGGTAATGAGTAACATGGATGTATGGGGACCAGATGGATGCAGAGAGCACTTTTCAGAGATAGTTACTTCCTTGGAGGAAGATGCAAAGAAGTACAGCTGGCGGCAACACGTTCGGGCCGCACGAAAAGCAGTGCTCACAGACCTGGTGTTTAAGGTGAATCCTTTTAATCCGATGCCTGATTTTGTGTTGGAGGCAATAAGAAGAGCAGAAGAAAAATCCTCCTCCCAGTGTAGCTTGAGTTGATTGGTCTCCGCTCACGGCTATTGCTGGGAGGAGGTACTTTAATCCTCTATGTGGTACAGCTTCCCACCTGTTAGACCTGACTCATGAGTTACCAAGATGAATTGAAACCCCAACTCATCGGATAGCACTTTAAGCATTGCTATAACTCTTGAGTGCAGGTCTTTATGAATCCCGATGAAAGGCTCGTCCAGCACTAGTACTCTTCTTGGTGCTGGGAACTTTAAGGATATGCAGGCCAGCCTTAAAGCAAATGCTGCAATGTCTTGCGATCCTCCTCCTGCTCCTGCAAGTGGATCGACCGGCCATCCATCTTTAGTAAATCGTAGAATAGCTTCTGTCTTGCCACGTCGTTCTACGAACTCTATCTCAAATAAGTAGGCATCATCTCCAAAGAGAATTCTTAAGCACTTAGATACAATGGAAGCAATTCTTGAGTGCACTTCCTGTTGGAGAGTAGCAGCTACCTTCTGTAGGATCAGAAGTGCTTCGTGGTATTGCTCTGCATACTTCCTTTCTTTTTCGAGGAGCTCTTTCGTGAGCTTGATTTGCTGTCTAGCCAGGGAGTACTGGTTAGCTTTTCTTTCCAAGTCTTTCGAGAAGTCCTTCAGATTGTTGGTTATACTCACTTCTTAGTTCCTCTAGCTCTTCCTTTAGTTCCTTTAGCTTTTGCTTCGCTTCTTTTATTGTGTTGCACTTGAACTCCTTTCTTAGTCTTTCCTTTATTGTAGCCAAGCTTCCTTCTGCTCTGTCCTTCTCCATCTGGAATTGAGCTAGCATCTTCTTTGCTTTGGTGAATTCTTCCAGGTTCATACTATCTCCTCTCGCATGGAGAGTCGTTACTATAAGGTGATACTTCTTCTCTCAATGGGTCTAGCCATTGTGTTTTGGGATACTCCATATATGCGTGGCTATCTAGTAGTTGATGAGATACAGTAACTATAAACCTGGCTGGGTCTAGACCAAACTCCAATCTCCATATACAACAGCCTCCTAAGTTAGGTCTAAAGTTTAATACTATCTCTCTTACTATACCTTCTATCTTATCATTATTACTTTCCTTGCACTCTTTCAAGAGGTCCGTTAGTCTAGAATATACCTCTGTAACTTTAGCATATAGTTCCCTTCTGTCAATTACGAACCTGACGCATCTCAAATCGAAATCGAAATCAGTTCTCATCCATTGGTAAGTCATATTACTTGTCCTCCATTGCTTCTTTGAGAATAGAAACTATAACCTCTCCAACATTATTCTTCTCGCAAAAACGAATTACTGCTTCCCTGAAATCAACCAGGCTCTTACCTAATCCCTTTAATTCCTTAATGAAGTCTCCTGCGTCCATTAGATGCTCAATAGCATTGATAGCATCACTCACGTCAATGAACTTATCGTGTTTGCATGGTATGTCTACTTGAGTCACGTTACCCATCTTGTGTAGAAGGTAAGCACTTGGAGTGTAGTTGATCTCATCTATCTTTCTACGGATCAGAGCACCACAATTTACTATCCAAGGTTCGTCCTCATGTTCACACATATAGTAAAACCCTCTGTGGTTATCTCCAAACACAGCAGTTGTAAAACCATCTAGCTTCTTAGCGTATTGCACTAGATGCTTATCTTTTGGAGCACCTTCGTAAGCTTCAGATGACTTATTCCAAATGTATGAGTGGCACACAGCTAACCACTTAATACTTTTTTCATCTTTAATCCTTTCGTACCTTTTTGGGAACTGTATGTTGGACCCCCAAGGAAATCCAAGTAGGTTCCAATCACCTAATGTAAAGTACTGATTACTACTTAAGTTCTTGATCCTATCGGACAGTACCAATGTATGATAGGACGACTTATGAATGTCCATCATACTGTGAAGAGGTAAGTCATGTTGTCCTGGAATAGCATATATGTTATCTGGAAGATACTCTATTGCTAGATTCACTACTTCAGCTGGCACGTTTGCTTTGTCAAATAAGTCTCCTGCTATTATCAGAGGGCAGTTACTGTTATTCGTGCAGAGTTCATCCAACTCTTGCAATGCTCTCTTTTGTACGTCCATCCAATCATTCTCAACTGATCGAGCTAGTGGAGGCCTAGCTGATAAGTGAATATCGGAACAGAGTACAGCTATTACATCTTTGTTATTATCCTTTGGCATTTCGTATTACCTTGTTTGTAAGATTTGATCCTATCTGATTAAAAATATCTATCAAAACATCTTCCAATAATTTGGCCTCGCTATTTGTGAGTTCCTCTCTGAATATCTTGACGACTATAGATGTCCTGCCTAGATTAGTTCTTATAAACTCACACCAAGCCGGCAATACTCTACCTTTACTTTTAGTTTTGTGATATCTCCATGCTCTAAAATCAGTTCCTTTGCCTATATAAAAAGGAAGGATGCTGCCTTTCTCAAACCATCCGTACACGTAGTATCCTTTGGGAGCTTTAGCTAATACTTTACTTTCATTATACTTGACTACTTTATTTTCTAATGCTCTGTCATAGGCCACAGCTGACAGGATGATTCGTTTGTTTTTATTGTGACTTTTATTTATTGCATTAGCTCTGCATATTTCAGAGCAGTATGTTATTTCCTCATTTACTGAAGTAAATGGTTTGTTGCAGTTTGGGCAATATTTTCTTATGTACTGTCTAAATTTATTGGTTGTAAGCATAATGGGCACTTTTTAATACTGTTTATTTTCTTTTGGACTTCTTCTAACTCATCCATCTTGAGTGTAATGATGTTTTGCTTATCTTCAGCGCTATTTACCAATTGCTTCAATTTTTGGTACTGCCTATTGATCTTCGCCCATTTATTATAAGCAATTAGTGATTTTTGGGCTCCTACGGCTAATTCTACGGCGTTTTTTTGGATGTTTCGATACCGAATACCATCATTTATGTAGATTTGCAACTGGTTGACGTGGGACGATATTCGCTCGATTTTGCCTTCTTTCTCCTTTAAGGAAATCATATCCTTTCGGGCATCCACGGTCCACTTCAATTGCTTTCGTTGAAGACGTGCCTCCTTTAGTTGATCTTCCAATACTTCTATCTTTGTTTTGGACTTCTTCAGTTTGCTTCCTACTTCCGCAAGTGAACTGTCGATGATCCCCAAGTCCACGATCTGATTGAGTTCCTTACTTACTTGACCTGGACTGAGTGGGAGCCAGAATGGAGGATCCTTCTGCATTTGGAAGTTAGTTACTTCCAAATTTAGCAGTTGGGAAATCTCAGGCGGAACTCCTGCTCCAAAAGCCTTGAACAGCTTACCATCTAGGGAATAAGAGTTCTTCTTCCCTTTCCTTCGGATGATTGTTCTACCATCCACTACTAGCTTTACAGTAGCTGTCTCAGCCTCCCAATTAACCATCGTGCTGTCTAGAGGTCGGTTGAACGTCAACCAGTACAAGGCACGGAGTACTGCACTCTTACCTGCATCATTCATTCCAGTTATGCAGGTGATTGACGGATCGAAGTTGATAGTTAACTTCTGGTGCTTCTGGAATTCTTTGAGAGTTAGAGACTCAAGCATCTTTCAGTTCTTCTGCTTTGACTAGTATAAAATCCTCTAGCTCTTTCAGAATAGCTTCTCTTTCCTGCTGCTTGGCGGCTTTGATCGGATCAAACTTATCACTCTTTGGATCAGTAACCCAAGGAACATATACTAGTGATTTTTGCTCCTGAAGCCAGTTCCAAACTGCAGTGGCGATCATATTCCCTTTTTCTTCTTTAGTCATTATACCTATCCTCTGATTCTTACACATTCGTTTGGATACATCTTGCGGAGTTGTAGCCAGCCTGGATCGAAGTTCCCCCAGTCAAATTGAGCTACTTTTGCTTCTAATTTCACTACAGCATTGAACTTTCTAAATTTTGGCATCTCATCTCCAATCTGAGATAGAAATTCAGTTTGCTTATGATAGCAGTGAATGAAGCGAGGATATACCCACTCCATTGTTGTGAGTCGCACTCTGTCAGGATTCACTGAATCGCACAGTACTCTTGCTGTGATACAACTCTCACTATGATTTGTAAGAGTTTGAAACACATCCTCACGAATTTTATAACTCATTTCAATAGCTCCTTTAATAGTTCTCTCTTGACAAAGTTACCAGTCATTCTTACGCAGTCCATAAGACAATAGTTTGGTGCGTACTTTGATCCTCCTCTTTTCCCTAGCTTCTTGGTACGCTTCTTCTTCAGGTCACTGGTATTGAACATCAGTACTCTCCATCCCATCATTACCGCTGCCCTGTTCTTCTCATAATCCCTGGACTGGCCGATAGCAGTATTATGACCTCCTCTCTTTTTGTATTTACTCTTTCCCAGAAATGAACCTCCTTGAATCTCTACAGCAATCTTCACACTGGGCCATGCAAAGTCTGACCTCCATTGTCTGATCGGATGGAAGCAATGCTGGCGTCCATTAAAGGCACACATTGGTTTTGGAAGGTTAGGGAAGGCTCTACAAAAATTGTAGTAGAAGCGCTTCTCAAGCAGTGCCTTCTTTCCAGTTCTTTTTCTACGCATTCTTCTTCTCCATGAATTCTCCAAATGCTGCCTGTGCTACTGCAGACCAATTCACTTGTGGATTATTGTCAGTGTATGTACACATTTTATTGTACAGTTCATCTTGAACTGATATGCACATTCTAACACAAGGAGCTTTACGCTTCATATTTCTACTTCTCCACAACGATCTTTTCTTTTTTGCGTACATTTCTTAATACCCTCTTAAAAGTTTCCGGTAGGAGTACATTCTCTGGAGCATTTGCAAACATTGGAGCTATATCCTCTGGTTTGAAACCAGCGTGCCCACAACCTATTGCTGTGAGTAGGAATGTCCAGTCAGGGTGACGTGCAGCAAACCTCTTGAACCTTTTGACAGCTGAGTACACCTCGGCCAATGTAACAGTAGGATAGTTAGGTCGCAACTCCTTAGTGATAATTGCATAGGAATCTCCTTGCAGGTCTGATGCTTGTCCATACTTAGCTCCATACTTTCTAAGAGCTACAAGAGCCGCACCCTTCCCATGCCTTCCCTCTCTGTTCGATCCAAAGACCCAAATTATTCTTTCCAATTTCATTTTATCCTCTTGGTGTCCCGAATGGCGCTCCTGGACTCATGTAATGTGTCATATCTTCTGGGACTACTATTATTCGCAGCCCGTCAGCTGTGTAGGAGAAGCCTACATCAGTTTTCTTGCTTTGTAGTGCTTTAATTTTCTCTGCTATACTCTCCTTTGAAAGTATGTTTTGTGTGTTGTCTAGCATGACGATCCTGAGTTGCTGCTTGATTCGTCCTTCCTTTCCTAAATCACTCATTGACATCTCAAAAACTACTTGTGGTTGCTTGTTCTCTAGGAATACACCCAGGAATCCATTGCATATTAGGTTCCCAAAGAAGTCTACTATTTTACTACTGAATTTCATTACAGCATCCTCAGTACTTTGGAAATGATCTCAATACCATGTTTTCTGTTGTGCTTCAAATCTTGAATCCTCTCAAATGCTTCTTCAGGAGCATTGCTTGGCAGCGGCATGTCTATAATCATATCGACATAAGCAGTAGCTCCTACTTTCTTTACTGCATCTATCCCTGAGGTTGCTATCTCAGCCTGCAAAGCCTTGATTAGCATTGCTTCATTTTCTGGTTTCATTGGCATTACATATGTCTCCAAGTTTTTCTATTTATTACATAGTGCGTGTTAGTCAATCCTTCATTAAATATACTTGCTATTTCTGCTGTGGTAAATAAACCAGTTGAGTGCAATTTTCTCATCTCAATTACTTTTGATTCTGTTAGAGTAGAGTTCCCATTATTGCTGCCTTTTGCTGCTCTTCCCTTCAGCATCTTATCTTTCATATTATCAGCTTGAGTTCCTAAGAAAAAGTGCTTAGGATTGCAACATGGTGGATTATCACAAGAGTGAAGAACATCTAATCTACTTGGAATTTCTCCAATCTGAAGTTTGTAAGAAAATCTGTGAGCTAGAACAGGTCTTCCGTATATATCTATTCTTCCGTATCCACAATCATCTCTTCTAGAGTTCCACTCCCAGCATTCATCTTCCCCTCCTATATCTATTTTGTCAAAGAAATTGTAAATTATTTCTTCCCAAGAAAGCTTACGCATTGTACACTCCTAGTCCTCTTTTTCTTTTCTTCCCAGGGTGTTTATCTACTATAGATTTCATTCCAAGTTGCTTCGCTAGTTGTTCCCAACTTGTGGCATTTACTTTATCTCTTCTGATTACCATTGGCTTTACGCCAGGGTAAGGAAGTTTCACAAGATGTCTATTTCTTTCCCATATCTTATTTCCTTCTACTATCCTTTTGAACGCTTTGGTTTTTGGTGGTAGCGTGCCTTGGAGGAATTTGCATGCTGTTTTGATGCCCACTCCTTGTATGCCTTCGATGCCATCCGTTTTGCAGCCTGCGAGTGCTTTGGCGTCGATGAATTGGCTGGCTTCAATACCGAAGAACCGCGTAAGCCAATTCTGCGTAACAAGCCTTCCCTTCGATCCTGGGGAGTAGATGCTTGTTCTATTGTTAAGGAGTTGGTAATAGTCTTTGTCAGAGGAGATGATGATTTTTCTAACTCTAGAGAACTTATCGCTAGTACAGAACCATCCGATAATGTCGTCTGCTTCGTATCCTGATTGCCAGAAGATGTTTCTGTATCCGAGTCGCTTAAGGTAGTTGGTTCTGAGTTCTCTGACTTGTTCATCAAAGTGCTCCTTAAATGCTTTGTCTTCTTCACTAGCGTTCTCGTACTTCAGTTTACGAGCTAGCTTGTAGGCTGGATAGTCTCTCTCACGATTGAGAGGTCCTTTGTCAAAACATAATGCTATGGCTCCTGGAAGGAAACGATCTTGAAAGTCAATTAGGTCTTTTAGAAATCCAAAGATCACTCCCGTTTGGAAATCTCCGTAAGATAAGTGACCATGTGAGAAGTGAGCTCTCCAACAAAGGTAGTTGCAATCAAGCAGTAGGAGAGGTGCAGGCATTTCCATCCTCCTCCAATTGGTCGATAGCTCGATTGACAGCAGCCAGCACACCAATCAGGTCTGCCATCTTGTCGCCCTTGCTTCTCTTGCCGGCACACAGCAATTTCTTTACTGCATGAGCGATTGGACCATCACTAACTTGGAATGCTTTAATAACACAGTAGACATCTACTTCTATTGGTTTACCTGATCCAACCACAGAAGGGTAGATGGTGCGGATATACTTCTTCCCCTCATGCTCATGTATTGAGGCTCTTGATCCTTTTCTTCTATCTGCTGCCATTTCAGTTTTCCTATGAAATTCTACCTAATTGATCTTCGGCCACTAGGCAAGAAGCTCCACCAATATTAGAGTGAGCAGCCCTGATATAATAGAACCAGCACTCTCTATTACTACATCGCCTCAAATTATCTCCTCCCCACTCATAACCACATATAATTCCATTAGAACTGTTCTCTAGTTCTGGGTGCTTCATAAATGATAGAACTGATACCAAATCTCCTTCTCTAAAGAGTCTAGGAGGCTTTGGCTTCTCCTGCCTCCTGATCGCCTTTGGTTTAATCGTCGGTGCTGCCGTTTTGACCATAGCTACTTTTTCTTTTTTCATACTACATGCCTCCATGTTTTTCTTTTTACTATGTAATGAATGGTCCTAAAATCAACTCTAAACATTTCTCCTAATTCTATTAGAGTATATAGTCCAGTTCTGTAGAGATTTCTTATTTTTAGTACTTGTATTTCAGTTAGTATCGCTGTGTGAACATCTTCTCCTATAGCACATTTGTTTCTTCCTTTCAAAAACATATCTCTCATATTGTCAGTATGAGTTCCTTCAAATAAATGTTTTGGATTTATACAAAGAGGATTATCACAGTCATGTAAAATTTGAATTCCTTCTGGAATAGGACCAAAATGAAGTTGATATGAAAATCTATGAGCTAATATAGGTTTTGAGTGTACTCTAAAAATTCCGTAAGGTTCTCCATGATGAACAGTTGTCTTACTCCCAGTCCACTCCCAGCAATCATGGACCCCTCCTATGTTTACCTTCTCCCAAAACGCCTTTTCTATTTGGTCCTGATTATATTTTCTACTGACCATAACGCGGCTTCCTCCTTATTTCACAGTCTGTTTCTATTTCATCCCAAACTTTTTTAACAGTTAATCTCAATTTACTTTCTAAGTTATTATTTTCTATGTGTTTTATAAATTCTTCTTTATCTCCTTCAAATTCAAAATCAATAGCTTTAATTACTCCTCTATTTATCTTTAAGGCACCTTCCTCAATTAGGTAATCTACACAAGAGCCAGTATCATCTATCCCAAAGGAGTGATAGATTGGCACTAGTATGGTTCTGTCTTTTCCAGTGATTCTGTTCTTCCGAAGTCGGACCTTGGCTAGAATTCCGAGTTGGCGATTCTTTCCTTTCACACGTTTGAGTATCTTTGTTTTCTGAGATGCCCAGACTTGCAACGTAGCGTAAAACTTCAAGGCTCTACCGCCACCAGCGGTCTTTGGATCATACTTGGCGAATGGTCCTACATTATCCCTAGTTTGGGATATGATGATTACGATGGCACCTATCTTGTGGATTCTGGATACCACCCGCTTAAGATATTGGGAGTTGATCTTAGGCTTACTCATTCCATACGAGCCTGATACCTCCTTTGCTTTCTTCCCAGACTTTTCCCTCTCATAGGCCTTCTTCCTCTCTTCAAACTTAGCCGTGTCATCTTCTGTATCCAACACGTCGATGCTGTCTTCAATATAGATGAATGGTTTGCCTTTCTTGATCCAAGTATCAATATTGAAGTACATTTGCTCCGTCGTTTTGGAGTATATTGGTTCTTCCCTTGTGCCGTCTGGAGGAACTAATCTTCTAGCTACAGCAGGGCCAAAGAACTTCTCAATATCCATGAGCGCTCCTTCTTCGGAGTTGTCATAGACAATAGCATACTCATCGAATGCGGGATTGATGCACGCCTCAGCAAGAGTTGTGAGAGCTAGAAAAGTCTTACCCGAGTCCGAATCTCCAACGAACCAATAGTAGTGACCTACTACCCAACAACCTGCTGTCCGACCCGTTGAGGCCAGATTCATCATAGTTGATCCACTACTTAGTAAGTGCTTTTTGGGAATTACCTGTCTCCTCTTTTTCTTCAGTGCCTTCTTAATTACAACTTCATCATCGTCATCTAAAACAGACTTGCCCATATCATTCTCCTTTTAATCCTCCTAAGAAACCTAACTCTGTTTTGATACTTTTCTCAGACGGCCTTACCTCACAAGCATCCATCCATACTTCTTTTCTCTCCAATCCGGTCCACCACGCTACTTGATACTGAACTCCCCCTCTTGGATGAATAGCTACTTGAAGCACCAATCCTAGTATAGGTGCTTCAAACGGCCCAATTTCCACTTCAGACTCAGGACTGATTATGACTAACATAAGGCCTCCTTTCAGAATGGTAGGTAGGAGTCGAACCTACAACCGCTGGCGAAACCAGTGCTCTCCGTGAGCTACTACCATTTCACCGGACTATTCAGAGCTTATCTAGAAAACTCTATAGGTCGTCCGGTCCTATTTAGAATGACAGGTGTGACTCGAACCCACAGCTTAACCTCCTGCAACTTGGGGAAGTATGCAGCAACCTAAGCGGCCTGATTACGTTCTGTCATCTCCACCTAGCTGCTAAGTGATGTTTTCACACCACCGCTAACGGGGCTAGAACTCCATCCGCACTTGGCTCAATTACTTCTTCTTTTTCTTCTTCACTGGCTTCTCTTCCTCTTCCTCCTCTTCTTCCTCATCTTCGTCGTCGAACGGTATATCATCATCATCTTCTTCCTCGTCCTCGTCCTCATCCTCATCGTCTTCGTCTTTTGAGGCTGGCTTCGATGAATGCTTTGAGGTCTTGGATTTCTTCTTTGGGGTTTCTTCCTCCTCTTCCTCCTCATCATCTTCATCCTTCTTCGCAGCAGCTTTGATTAGCGTCAAGTCCTCAGGGTCCATCACCTGAAGCCCTCCGCTATCCTTTGTTACGTGAACCAAGGCACCATCAACCTTCTTGACTGTGCCTTTGTACTTCTCCTTTTTGTAAACGAATTTTACTCGATCTCCCTTCTTGAACTTAACTTCCTCTTCCTCTTCCTCCTCATCATCCTCATCTTCTTCTTCCTCCTCCTCTTCATATGCAGGCTTCTTCTTTTTCTTTACTGGCTTTTCTTCTTCCTCTTCCTCATCTTCGTCTTCCTCTTCTTCGGTGTCGTCCACTTCGTCTTCATCTTCGTCATCTTCATCATCCTCCTGCATGAACATCTTCTTCAGTTCAGCCTGGTCAGGCTCAACGATCAACTCATCCAAGCAACAGACCTTTTCGAGTACGTCAGGATCAATCTCCTTTCGTTCAACAGTCTTAATGGTGTCTGCCCTCACATAGGCATTACCATCAAAGGAGTCATTAACAAACCCCACTTTCAGAGTAGCAGCTTCGTCTCCTTCCAAAGCATAGAACTCTCCGGCCAGGACTTCATCTTCCTCAGCTGCATCCACCTCAGCATCCAAACGCTTGCCGAAGTTCCACCACGGGGCATCTAGCAGTTTCAATCCTGCTTCTGCATCGCTATGATCGAACACTTGGAAGAGCTGGCGACGTTGAGGCTTCAATGCCTTTACAACATCAGGATCAGAGTCATACTTGGCAGCAAGCTTTGCTGCATACTCACAAATGCAGCACTTCTTACCAAAGGTCTTCCTTGCACAGACCTGAAGAGTGTTTTCAATGCCAATGTTCTTATGAGCATAGTAGGTACGCTCATAGTGGAACTCTCCTTTGTCGGCATAGGGATTTCCCTTGCCAGCCTTGAATCCCAAGATGTCAAGCTTCTTCACTCCTTCCTTCATCTTCAAGAATCCCATTCCATTGGGAGCTTTAATAGTGGAACGATCCCCGCTAGCCATCTTGGCAGCACGACGCTTTGCTGTAGTCTGCTTCTTCTTCTCCCTTTTCGTTTTCATAACCTTCTCCAATTAAAGAAATTAAACAACATCACTCTTTACTACGATTTCGTGCCTTGGAGCGAATAACCCTAGTACTCATATCATCGACCGCTTCTCTTGACTCCTTCCTAGCTTTTGGCTCAGAGTAGTATTCGGTGGTCTTGAGATCAACCAACTTCTCAAGTGCTCTCTTCTTGTGTTCCAATGAACTAACTGCTGCATCCAGGAATGCAATCTTTCTCTTTGCTTTGTTGAACCTTTCAATAGCCTCCTTATACTTTGGATGTTGGGGAATCTTGTTCTTTACAGCGTTATCGGTTGCCTTGGGAATGTCGTAGTCAGTAGGATTCTCTCGAATCTCACTGTCACATTCCGCAGTTGTTAGCTCCAAGTGAGCCTTGGCTTCGTCCAAGGCTGATCGGGCTATGTTCAGTTTGTAGGCGTACTTGAAATAGAGCTTAGGTTGCTTAACCCACTCTCCTCCAAGATCATCCTCGTCAATCTCCAGGAATGTATCGTCTATTTCTCCTTCATTCGCATTCAGTTTTTGCTTCGCCATCTTTGGTCTCCGGTTTGGCTAGTAGTGATTCATTGTTCCTCTTAATTGCATCGTACACTTCTCTCCTATGTACAGGGACATCTATAGGAGCTTCAATTCCTAATATCACCTTATCTCCTCTGATCTCCACAATATAGACAATAATATCGTTGTTGATTACAACGGACTCATTCTTCTTACGGCTTAAGACAAGCAAGATGCACCTTCCTTCCTTGGGAAATTGAGAACCGCGAAACACATCGACAACATACCACAATCACAACCGGTATGCAACGCTACTTCAAACTAAATGTTTCCAGGTTTTTCTCTTAATAATATAGTGAATAGATTGAAGTGTTACTCCAAACTTTTGTGATAATTGAGCTAAGGTAATGTTCTCATTTTGGTAAAGTTTTCTAATATCTACCACATCTTTTTCACTGAGAATTGCATTTGCATGAAGTGTTCCTGCAGGACCTTTACTCCTTCCTTTATTATTTCTATCTTCCATGTTGATTAAGTGATTACCTAGAAAAAGGTGCTTTGGGTTGCAACATGGCGGGTTGTCACAAGAATGTAATACTTGATTTCCTTTTTCGACTAAACCATATTCCAATTCATAGGAGAAAACATGAGCTCCCTTAATCTTACCGCATATATTTAGAACTCCATACCCCATCCCAATTTCTTCCTCCTTTCCACTCCCAACAGTCGTCTGGTCCTCCTATTTCTATTTTATCAAAGAAGGAATAAATTCTATCTTCTAAGGTAAATTTAACAGTCATTTGAGATATACCTCATAAATAGAAGCGTGCAGTCCTGCCCTTCCAGAACTCATTGTATCCTGCCGTAGGCAGTCTATAACCTTAAATGATCGTTGGTCTCCTTTTGATAGCAGTACGGTGTCCATATAACCTAGGATGGAGTGACGGATTGTTTCTGGGTCTTCATCCAGTTTCCTTAATATGGCAGCACATTCCCTAAACGTACTCCTTGGATTGACAATCACTCTACACAGGTCAAGGATTTGCTTCTCTGTTTCTGGGGGTTGTAAGGAAGCTAGTTGCTTCTTTTCACCATCATCCATATCAATTACTTGTCCAAGCAGTACCAATGCCTTTCTAGCTGATCCCTCTGCAAACTCGACAATCTTATCTGCTACCGATCCATACATATTCCTCCCTTCTTTCATAGCTACATAATGCAGTAGCTTCAAAATCTCATCCTCAGTCAACAATCTAACTTTGAGCTCGGTGGATCGCGTCCTAATTGTAGATAGGAGCTTCTTTGTGATGGTAGTACAAAGAAAGAAGTATGCTTTCTTTGGCGTGTCCTCCAATGGTTTCAGCATACTACTCTGGGCGTCACTAGTCAGCTTATGTACCTCATCAATGATCCATACTCTACAAGCCCCGGATAGAGGGGCCATGCTCATATCAGATTGGATAGACCGCATCTTGTCAATACCTCTAGTTGAGGCGGCATTGATCTCTACTAGGTCCATATCGTGACATTCTATCTTCTTAGCTACTATGCGAGCTAAGGTAGTCTTGCCGCAACCGGAGGGACCGGAGAACAAGATGGTATGAGGAACCTTCTTTGCAGATATGAAGTTTTGAAGTGTGTCACACGTCTCCTTCTGTCCAATTACGTGCTTGAAGAGTTTGGGACGGTACTTCTTATAAAGCTCTACTATCATTCAGCTGGCTCCTCTATAAAGAACGATAGTGTATCAGGGCATAAGTACCATATTGGTTTACCGTGCTCCCTCATGTAAGCAACCTCGGCTGTGACTCCAACTGATTGCTTCCATCCGTGCATAGTAGCTACCCAAATCTGATCGCACTTCTCCAGCATGATAATGTCATAACCCCTCCAGAACTCCCAACCTGGATTTCCTATACCCCTCTCATTGATTGGATGAGTATGAGCTATGGGACTGAACAATTTGACTCCAGATGTCATTAGCTTAGCTGCTATCCTGCATATTTCATCAAATCTCTTTTCTCTAATCACAGAGCTGGGATGTGAGTAAGGACTAGCCAGGTAAATGAGGTCATTCGATTCTGGGTTTATCTTTGCTTGCACGTTCGTTGATCTCCTTGATTATGTCCAAGATAGTAGCGTGAGCCTGCTGCTGAGAGAGATAACAAGTTTTCTTCCCTGTTGGAGTAAACTTCTTTCCAGACCTGGTAATATAGTACTTACCAGGGACCTTTGGATGCTCCGCCATGCCAAAGTCATTTGAATATTCCATTTAACTACTCCAAAATGCCTTCCAGCATAGCACGGAAGGACTTTCTCTTGTTGGGTGATACTTAGAATAAGTATCCTATGGCTATGCTCCAGAGGAATCCATCACTCCACATCTTTTGGAGGATTGATAGGTCTGATCTGTTGATCTGTGTCATTTGTATGCCAGTGTACTCCTCCTGTAGCATTAGACATAATGTGTGTCTCCACTAAATGCATTGCTTCAGTGTGTGTGAATCCTTCGACTCTGCAATTGTTGTATATACCTCTCCACAACCTAGGAAAGTCCTCAGCAATAGCAGTCATTGCCTCATCGTAGCTTCTCTTCATTCTGGCTTCTTCAGAATTCATCATACAGTTCTCCTTAATACAGTAGTCCCACCTTACGATCTGAACGATAGTACTTCACCTCTCTATACTTGTCTTTCCTCCTGACTCTGCTAATGTTTCCCTCCAGTGGACTTTTGAGTTCCTTAAATGGCAGCCAATTTGCAGGAGCCGCCTCACAAACCGTAACCTGTCCCTTCCGCTCTCTACACCACCTCCCTAGATGGTCATAATCAATGGCGTTTTCTGCGTAATGCTCGCCATAGAATTGATACGGTGGATCGACAAACCACGTGCAGCGCATATTGGGAATCTTGTAATACTCATCATTGGTGATTTTCCAATGAGATATCTTACCCACGATCTTCTTTAAGTTCCTCTTGAGTCTAAGTACTGCCCGATTCCTAGCGCTGAATTTTGTCATTATCTTTTGAGGTTTGGCAATTGACACTCCTAGAACAAACCCAAGTAAGTTTCTTTCCGCTTCTGATAACTGCTTATAGTTATCTAATGAGTCTCCTGTCTTTGTCATAGATGGAAGTGCTTTTACATCAGATAGAGTAGCATTGATTATCCACTTCCATACTTCATAGATCACTGGGTAGAGGTCATTAAGCCATACATCTCTTTCGAGACCATATCTACAGGCATACCTGGCCGATCCTGCAAATGGCTCTATTATGAGGTCGTATGCTGGAGGACTATACAGTGGAAGCAGTGCTTCCTTCTGACCGAAGTAGGTGAAGCACATCACATCATTCCTAGTAGGGATGCCATCATTCTCTTTGCTTCTTTTTCATTGGCGATCATAGCCTTTAGATAGTCCACAAGACCTTCATCGCCAAGACTCTTAGCCATGACCAGTCCTTGAACTATGTTAGTCTCAAACCAGTTGTCGATTCCTCCTGGGAGTAGCATGTTATCTCTCCAGTAGTCATACTTTTTTATGCATCGCCTTGTTATCTCAACAAAGCAATCCTTGTGAAATTGACTGAGTGCCATTTATTCATCCTTTATTACAGGTAGGTCGTGGCCCCAAATACCTTCAAGTGCTTTTCGCAGCTTGAATATGAGCTGCCTCTTTTTCAGTTCCTCAACAAACTCCTCTGCATTTTGTTTCTCATAATAAAGCCTTTCAATCTGAATAGCTGGAGTGATAATGTTTATAAGATCATCAATATCCTCAATTGGGTGAGAGGATGTCTTCTCAATACCTCTCCTGATTCGTGCTTCATCTGTAGTCATTTAATCTCCTTTAATCTTTCTTCAAAGCCTCTTCTAATTAGGGCTCTGGCGTGTAAACCACAAACTTTGATCTTACCTCTAATTGACTCTGAAAGAATGAACTTTGCTGGCTTACCGCACTCGAAGTAGTTTCTATATTCTCCCATTGTCATCTGGCACTTATGCTGCAATTTTGTACTCTTTCTTTTCGTGCCAGTTTGTTTTGCTTGTTTCAACTTCCACCTCCATTGGTATGCAAATCCACTTCCAAGTTTGGGGTAACTTATCAGTCATAATATAGACTGCCATTGCAATCACTTCTTCCAGTTCTTCCTCCGTGCAATCGAGTAAAATACTATCGTGGATTTGACCCACGATCAGCGAACGCATTTTACCACGGTTCAACCATTTTTGCAATTCCACTAACGCCCACAGAAGGCAGTGGAAAGAAGCACCCTGAATAGGGAAATTCACCACCTGCTTCTTATTGAATGAGCCAGCTACTACAAAACCTGTCTTCATCTGGAAGTAGCCAACTTTAAGATACTGCTTGTACCAGGAGTCTTTCCAAGCGGCATAGGTCTTGAACCTACGTCCCCAGAAGTCCTTCTCAACCTCTTGAATGTGATACTCAAAGGTTCCTCTGACTGGCTTTTGAGAAGGGATACAAGCTCCTAGCTCCTTAATTCCTTTCTTTGCTAGTGCTTCAAAGAGTGGTACTCCATCGACAGTTGCGAGCTTCATCTTCTTGGCGAAGTCCCACATAGCCTTCGCACAATCCAAGTAATATGACCCGTAGAACTCCGCAAAGACAAATTGATTCTTTGCAGAGTAGCGTGCCTGTTTACTCACTTGATCTGCAGGGATCATGTAGCATTGTGAGGCCATATCCCTGTGCATATCTGTCGTCTCGTCCAACAGATACTTCCTCATTGTTGGGTCTTTGTGGTGACAGTACCCAACACGAACCTCAGCTCCCTTCATATCAATTTCTACTAGTACCCTTCCTTTCCTTGGTATAAAAGCAGTTCGGATCAGTTTGCCTGAGGCTGGATCACGGGTGGGAAAGTTCTGAAAGTCAGGGGTGTCCGAAGAAGAACGGAAGCTAATGGGAATATTGAGATTGTAGAATGATCTAAGACAATCATCCGCTGGGAGTTCCTTTAGTATCCCTTTGAGGAATGTATCAGAGTCCTTTGCAAGGCCCTGCATCTCAATGAAATCCCTTACAAACGGCAAGTCGATGCTACTAAGGATAGCCTCACTACACTTGCGACGTTTGACCTTACTAGCTTCCGCTTCCTCAACGTCTCTATGACTCAGCAGATGAGTAGGGTATTCATAACCCATCTCTTCAAACAGAACTACTCCTAGTTGGTTCCTGTTTGCAATGTCCGTCTTATGACCAAATCGCTTCTGCCAGGTTTTCTTATAAATTGGATCCTTTTGCAGTTTTGCTTTAAGTTCTTTGGTTCTTTTATCGGTTTCGATGATTTTCTTTTCAAGGTACCTCCTATCTATTTTGATACCATTGTGCTCCAGTTGAGCCAGAGCGATTGCTCCATCATGGAATAGCTTTACTGCTTCCTTGGTAGCAGGTTTTCCTATTAGCCTCTGAAGCATGGCTACCTCAAGTCGGGTGGAGTGCCAATATCTTCTTTAGCTGCATTGTCATCCCAAGCAGTTTGATTCATTACTCTATCAGCTTCAGAAGGACGACAGATTTCATTTGGCTCAGCCAGCTCGTGGGGCTTAAGATTGTCTTCCAAAATCTGACGCTCATTTGTTAGATTGCGAATGAGTGCTTCATCCTGAGAGAACTTATCCTTATAACGACCGCCTACAAGTTTCTTGATATTAGCTTCTTCAATCTCTTGCATATTGGTTTTGAGTACACTACAAATGAGATTCATATACCAATCAAGGTCTCCTAGCTCCTCCTTCATATTTACTTTATCAAGCTCCTTCCCATAAAACAGGTGGCGTTTGAGTTGATCCATCTTCTCCCCGATTTCAGTAACCAGTCCAATTACTCCGTGCATGAGACGGATAGTTTCAGGATCACTAAAACGTGCAATCATTTCAGGAGTAACAGGGGCCTCAGTGCGGGTAGCTAGCTTCACACGATCAGCAGCAGAAATTCTGCTGGATTGGTGCTTAAGAAGTAAGTTGGCGAAAGCGTTAGCTAGCGCAGGGTCCATAACTCTATCAGAAGATTCTGGGGCACACCAAGCCTGTGCAGCAATTTCTAAGGCGTCAGCTTTATTCATAACCAAGTATCCTTCTTTGGGTGAAACAAACTTCATATTCAAGTAAGGAGTCCAAACCATTGTACAAAAGTAAATTCTTTACATCAATCTCCTTTATGATTTGATTGATCTTCGATTCAGGTTTACTTCTTAACAAAGGCTCTACTGCACTGTTGTATGGCTCCTGTCCTAGTAGTACGAACGCTTGAAACTTCAATCCTGATATTTGCCTCCTACAGTCCATGATATGTCCATTATTCATAGTATCCCACCACCAGTTTCTTACATGAGTCTTTAGCTTTCGCAGGCACCACCTTTCTTCAAATTTGAGATTGGATGCAATTTTCTTAATGGGGGACCGTAAGAAGTGCTTAAATACTTCTGCAATCATCTTGTTCCAAAGAAATGCAACTGTTTGTTGCTCACCAAAAGCATCAGTACAAATGGAAGCTGATACTATTTCTGATCCTTCCCACTCTGGCTTCAATGAAGTAGTCTCAAAATCGAATGCTGCATAATGATTGCTCCTCCCCCGCTTCACTAAATCCCACAACCACGTCACCGCATCGAGCGTCTTTGTCATTAAGGTTACACGCTTGGCATAATCAGGGGGTGTGTCCCAGGGACGCCCTAGAATGCCGCCTATTGCGTCAAGATGTTGGTTCCAAATAACAGGAACCTCTGGCCGCTTCTTCTTGGCATCGGGATCAAGCTGCCGGGCTACATAAGAAGGATGCCAGATCGGGCATATCCAGCAGTTGAGCTTCTGATGGGGGATAGTCCAGCCTACCCATCTACCTATGCCTTCAACCTTCTCCTTCCACAGCCAAGACATTAAGCTCTCTACAGCTGCATCACCAATGGGTACTATAATCTCTGGCTTGAGCTTCTCAACTGTGTTTATGAGATTGGCCTGACAATAGCCTATTTGCTTGGACGTGGGAGTAGCGTTGTTGGGAGGTCTGCATATCAAGGAGTTCGTGAGCCAGCAGTCCTTACGCATAGAAATGCCATGAGTACTAAGGTATCGCTCAAGTAGCCGTCCAGTCCTGCCGACAAACTGCTTTCCCTCCAAGTCTTCATTACTATTATGTACAAATATACCATTAGCAGCAAAGTTATGATACTTTTCTATTTCCATATCATAGACATCTTGTATTCCTATATACTTAATAGATACTATCTTATGATTATCTGTAAATGGAAATTTTAGTCCTGGAAATTCTCTTTCAAATATTTTTGAAGCAGATTCAAATGATGATCTTTGGCATTTAATGCGACCTAATAAATAATTAGATCGGTACTCTGGATTTAGATGTAGGTTCTTTACTGTATCACTTCTTTCTCTATTGGATTTCTTTATTCCATTTAGAATATTAGTATGTTTGATTGGATTCTTCAAAGCTTCTTTCATTACCTTACTTTGATTTTCTCTATATTTTTTGGAGTTCATTACTTTTGAATGAGTTTTTCTATGAATTGAGTTATTCATTGGATTGTTTTTTGTTAAATGCAGAGTAGTATGTACTCCATTATTTAGCAAAGCTAAATTACTCCACTCATCATTCCATTTGTTTTCATCTTTGTGATGGCATTCTTCATCACTTAATAATTCTTTACCTTCTTTGTATTCCAATAGAAATCTACCTTCTCTGCATTTGTTATTCCAAGATGTCCCAATCATACAGTACTTGTAATTTCCTCGGTGAAATGGCTGAATACTATCTCCTATTTTAAGACCATCTTCTAGAGACATATAATCTGAGTCTATATATTTATCTCCTTGAAATATATCATGCTTTATATAACGCTTCAACAGGAATGGATGGTTAGCAGTAACTATTATAGAGTTTGAGTAAGTTTTGACTTTCTTTCCATTTGGTGCTTTCCATTCATAAGTTACTCTATATACTTTTTTCCTGCCTGTTTTCCACACTCTGTTAATTTTACTAACAACCAACTTTTGCCTCTTTATGCTGTATGAGTACACGAACAAATCAGTTTTGCCTACAAGGTTTTTTATCGGTATGCCTTTGGGGTATTTGGTTTTGTCTCTAAAGGCTACTTCTATTAGAGTATCTCCTGAAACACACCCAGGTGCTTCACCAACCAGAAGGATTTTTCTCCCACCCCCTCCTGAGACTGGCATTTTGGGAGAATGGCAATTTCTAAATAGTCCGCAAGAGCCACAGTAAGGTATCCTTGATATAGGTGGTTTAGAAGCTAGTTCCGCCTTTGTGAAGAAGCCTCTCATCTCAACTCCATTTGTTCAAGTGCTTTGTCATTGGTTAGCAGCATAGCAAGTACAAATGCATGGCCCATCTTCTTTCCAGGGTCATTAAGAACATCTGTTAAAGTCCTTCCCATTTTATGATGGTCGTAAGCATCATAATCAAGTAGAACTATATTCTTTCTAATCTTGTACAAGTACTGCAAGTCCTTCCATTCAGTTGTTTTCTGAACTGCCTCTGCGTATAGAGGACCATATATCACCTTTCTTGCTCTGACATAATCTATAAGATCACCATCAAACCAAGCACCGTTATTATTGAACAGCCACCACGATCCAACTGGCTTGCGTCCTTTACCCATTGGATATCTATATGCCTTTGGATTTCTCCATCCATCCATTGCCCAACCCAGCCACTTTGTTCTTGGGCGTCCACGCTCCTCACTCCAGTGCTCCTCATACACCTTGGAGTACTGCCAGGCATTCTCCATATTTTGAGATACATGCCCGTCATATAACTTACAAGGGCCGATCCTAAAAGGACTCAATCCAGAGTCCTTCGCAACTGTACTGATTACAGCTGTGTCCTTGTTCTTTAGTTCTGGTGGAATTGGCAGGTAAACCTTATGCACATAGATTGTCATACTACTCTCCTGGAAATGAGGCTTTTTCCCAACCTCCCTTTGGCAGTTCTGATATATGCTTTGGTACTATAACTACATGGCCATCTTCTGTCAAAGCATAGAATCCAAGATCGTTGTTACTTCCATGACAGGCAAAGATTATTGCTTTATTGTTGTATCTCCTCCAAAGTCCCCAGGAATCTGGGAGTTCTTTTTTCTCCTCAAAGTTCTTTGGATTTCTCATGCCAGGGTACTCTGAGCCTTTCTTAGGTTTTGCCATCTGTAAACCTTTCTTTGAGCATTTTGTCGGCTGCGACTAGTTGGCCTCGTAGTTGCTGTTCGCTCATGGTTCTCTCCTCACTCTCTTTTTAGCTGGGGTCTTTCTAGGTCTGGCTTTCTTCTGCACTAGCTTGTAGAACCTCGCCCAAAACTTGGGGGATTGTTCTCCAATGAACTGCATCATCTCCTTAGCGTCCCTTGTTGCCGTAGCATTTTCTGTTACTCTTGGATCAGGTGGATCAGGAGTAGTCATTACTACTTCAATCATGGTCAAAAACTCCTAATGTTCTTTGTGATTGTTTCCTGCGACGAATTCTTTCCTTATCTTGATCTGACTTGTAATCGGTGAAGGGATCGGCCATTCCCAACTCCAGACACATTTGTCGGAAGATAGCCCTAACTTTCTGGAATCTAGAGGTGTCCTTACCTTGGAGCTTGGACATTGCTCTGATTATGGAATCTCTTGGGCCTAGGTGATCGTAGTTGTCGGCTACCCTCTCCTTTGGTACTTCATAAATGAAGTGCTGCCTGAGAATATCTAGGATGTTCTCATTGGTAAGATTTCCTTTTAGCTTAGGAAGTCTAGCTACCTTCCTTCTGGCTACTTCAAACGGCGTACTGTCAAGTTTATTACTCACAATCTGGATTACCTCCTGTATATGGAGGATTGAATTTGTCGTGTAGCCTTATCAAGTCATTGTTATACAACTCAAGATATTCTTGAATCATTATTAGTTCTCTATGCAGATAGCAGTTCCACGCTAGTAACCCTACTATAGTAAAGAACGCCCAGATATTAAACATTATCTCTCCTCCTTCCTAAAAGGGACCATGAATACTTGTACTACCTCACGATATCTATCTACGCAGCATTCAAGTGTAAGCTCCTCCTCAAAATCCTCCTCACTACACCATACACAAATCTCTGCTATTGTTATAGCAAAGCCAGGTTTCGCTATGGCAATAACTACTATTGGAGCATCATCCACTTTGTAGTAGTTGAATATCCAAGTCTGTAGTTGTTTGGCTACTTTGAAGCCTTTGATTACTAGGGGATTGTCCCAACTGACGTAGTTTGAGTATTGACTAGTCTTCTGACTCTTCTGTGGACTCTTCATCCTCTGATTCTCCTTCTTCCTCGCCGAGTGAAGTTACATAGATAAACTTCTCTCCAGTCACCTTAATCCGTTCCGAGTTAATGACTGCCTCTTGATACTTCTCTGTCAAGTCCACCAGGAGTTTTGGCGGTATCTTGAACTTGATGGCTTCTCCTTTGTAGTTAATTTCTTTGAATTCTGTGTAGAATCCTTTGATGCCCAATCCGGTTAGAGTCATCTTCCCTGGTTTGATAACCACTTGGACTCTATTGTTTTCACTCTTTTCAGCAATGAAAATCTCAGCCTTATCAACTGCCTCATTTACTCCTTTGGGGAGAACAATTGTTGCTCCTTCTACATCCCAGAAGTTACTTAGGTCCGGGTAGTCGTCAACGAAAGTACGACACGAAAGAATCACTCCCTCCGAATTGCGAAAGTGCATCCATGATTCCGTTAGGCAGAACTCCATCATACCAAACTCCTTAATGTACTTGGCAGATGTGTGCCTGATTAGAACAGGATTCTCCACTCCTGTTTTAAGACGGTAGCGAATGAGCTGGATGTTGTCACAAGCTTCCAGTCTCTTTGGATGAATGTGAACGCAAGTAACTTTGAACTCCGATTCATCATTACCAGCACAAGTTCTTACCATATCAATAGCATCAGCGAATCCTTCTGGAAGAGGTTTCCATTTAGTAGGAGTCTCTACATTGGCATAAGGCAGCTCAATCTCGGCCTCCATTGTAATGCCTGCCTTACGATGCTTGCCAACAATAAGTAGCTGACCATTCCGAGGTTCTACCATGATGTTCTTCTCAGTCATCTTATCCAGTAGCTGAATAAGTGGGGCAGCATGTACTGCTCCCTCGAAGTCCATCTTAGTAGCTCGGCGGCACGCTACCTCCCCGTTGTACGTCATTACGTGTCCATCTACGAACACGAAATGACTAGATTGCTCCACAGTCTCGTCTGGGGAAAGACCAGGCTCAACGGATCGTAGTTCCTGAAGGAACAATTCACGTTTCACCTTCATTGGTTCTCCTTACTCATTTGATTTTCTGGAAGGTGAAGTTGGGCTTGAGTTCTTGGTGAACAAACTTGCCGTGAGAATCAGCGTTGAGGAACTCCTTATGTTTTTCTGCGGGTACGTTGAGATACTGGCCGATTGATCCATTACTGAACTCGACCTCCACAGTTTTACTGATCTTGTCGTACCCGATAGATTTAACCATCGACGAACTTACAGCAGTCCTCTTCATTGCTACCTCCGATTTGGATAGTGAGTGGCACCACAACCTGTTCTGATATCTATAATCTCGACAGAGTATACACCTACTGTGTGTGAGATTTCATGGGCAATAGCAGCTGGAGAGTCAGGGTGATCCTCAAATACTTTCCTAACGACGTGCTCAATAGTATGATTCGGCCCCATTCGGAATGAGTCCGTTTCGGTTTTTACAGTGATCTCGAAGTGGCCGTACTTGCAGACAGTGCTCTGAGAATAGAAGCGAAACGCATCAGAGGACATAGATAGAATCCTCGCTATGTTAGAGAGATAGAGATGTACTGGCCGCGAAAAGAAACGACCTGGGGAGAAGCTGGAACTTCTCCCCAGGTCTCTCCCGAACCCTAAGCCTCAGCGGTCTCCTTGCTGACGATTGGATTCTTGCTGAGGAAGTAGCCCTTGCCCTTCCCAGCGTTCTTGATATTGAGAGGCTTCTTGTCCTTACCAGGAGCCTTCTTCAAGAAGTATGACAGCTGACCAGTGACAGTCTTCTTATAGCCAGAGGACTCGTGGTCAGGGAACTTCTTTTTCAATTCATCACACATGACCTCAACAGTAATCGGGGCCTTCTTGCTTGTCTTCAGCATCCTTTCTCGAATGTAGGCTACGATGCCAGGGCCACGACCGGGAGTTGCGTTGCCCTTATTCTTCTTCTTTTTCTTGCCATCCCCATTCTCGGCCTTTGCTTTCTTTCCTTTCTTCTTGGGGGCTTCCTCCTCGTCCTCTTCTTCCTCATCCTCTTCCTCCTCTTCCTCCTCCTCATCGGACTCTTCTTCCTCTTCTTCTTCGTCCGACTCTTCTTCCTCTTCCTCCTCAGCCTCTTCCTCTTCTTCCTCTTCTTCTTCCTCCTCCTCTTCCTCTTCTTCCTTGGCCTTGGCTGCCTTCTTACCCTTCTTCGCAGGCGCCTCTTCCTTGGCAGCCTTCTTTCCTTCCTTCGCAGGAGAGTCGTCGGTAATATCGACTTCCGATTCTGCCTTGACTGCAGCAACGATCTTTTTCAAGAGCGCTTTGGTATCAGCACTCTTGGGCTTCTTGGCATCCTCAGACGACAAGAATTCCTCAAGCTTCAAAACCTTCTTCTGCAGTCGAGCAACCGGGAGAGCCGAAGCACCCTCCATACCAACTTCCTCCAAAGCCTTACCCAACACCGACTTCTTAACCGTCAAAGCCATGACACTTCTCCTTAAGAAACACTACGGGCGAAATTGCCCCGGTCAAACGTCTTACGCCGAATTGTAACAGCACGATTTCCAAATGCAAGGGGGAGACCTGAAATTTTTTACTCCGCCTTTCGCTCCAAACAATTTTACTTCGACCCGGCGATCCAGAGCTGGTCGATTTGTTTTTCACTTAGGTCAGCCATCTTGCCACTGTATTTCTTTGATTTCTTAGTACCACACCATAATTGTCCTTTGATGGTAGAGTCCTTAACAAAGATACCAAAAGACTCTATTGCCTTCTTAGCAGTGTCGAAATCGAAATCCTCCTTTCCCATTCTTCGGAGTACATAGCTGATCGGATGCCCAAATAGATTCTGGTGCTTGAACTTTACCTCCTTTTTAGGTGCAAGCTGTCTTTCCTCCTTTTCTTCTGGTTCAACGTAAACTGGCCTGTCACTGTATCCTCTCCGCTCATTGATCTCCTTTACATGATCGCTAACCGCATTCAGTGCCTGTCTATCAGCTCTGGCGGCTGTACGGATGATATGATCGGTAAATGAGTCTACATCGTATTTAGATGCATCCCAGTACGGTTCGTGCTTGGCAGCAAACTCAGGATTAACACCATGTAGATCGGACATTCGCAGCAGAACAACAGCCAGAGGCTCCTTCTTCTCCAGCTCCCTGCAGATTGCTTCAAACGTCCAAGCTGGTACGACTGGTCTCCTCTTGTAGTGTTCCTGGATTGAGAGCTTCATTTTAGGGAACTTCCGTTTTGCCTTGTGGTATGGGAAGTCCAGCATGTCTACTTCTTTACTCTTTTTCTTTTGCATCGGCGAATGTCCTTGTGTCGATGTAGGGATAATCGGAGAATATTTCTTGCGGGGTTTCTTTGACTACAAACTCTATAGGAGGGTGACTTGTTGTTACTTTAGTTCCTTTATCTGGGTGCTCACTTGATCTCTCCATTAGTACTATAGCTTCTCGATCAAGCCACAGTTTGTTGTTTCTATCTATGCCAGTTAGTACTACGAATGTCTTAGGGATCATTTCTTTTCTCCTGTAGGAAGTTGCTCAAAAGCATTTCTTATTGCCTCATCATAAGAAATGGAGCTGTAACCAATTGCTTCTCCTGGACAGTACTTGTGGTAATCGAGGGGCCAGTCCTTAGGCACGTCCCACATTACCTGAAACTGGAGACGACAGAAGAACCGTTCTCCTGCCATGCACAGAGTGTGTGCTTTGAATATATCTTTCCCGATCCACTTAGTGATTCGTTCCATTTACTCCTCAAAATGTAGAGCGGATTGCAGGATTCATTAAGTCAATTGCACTTGCCACATACACGCATTTTGTAGAGACAAACTCATCATCCCGCAGGACGATCCAATTTAGTCTCATACTTCCATTCTCCTTCTCAGTGTCACTTACGTTAATGCCTACCATTGCAGTTACGTGAGCCATTTTTCTTTTGTCGTCACTAAACTCCTTTCTACTTAGTATGTCCTTGCTGTATCCCTTGGCACTTGATTGGGTTGCAGTAGCAACGAGGGCATGGCTGGATTGTGACAGCGCTCGCATTGCTTTCCAAGTCTTGTTAATTTGTTCACGTCCTTCGTCAGTGGAGTGCGTAGGGGCCAGAATGTCGGCATAGTCAATGATAATCACATCAGCTATCCATCCATCTCTTCTAGCCCACTCTTGCACTTGAGTCTTAACATCGTTCATATTACAAGTGGAGTTGGGATAGCACATCAATCTCCAATAGGATTCCTTGGACTTGACCTTTCGTTTCATTACTCTATCACAAGCCGCTACTGCTTCCTGCCAAGTCAATCCCTTCTTGAATTCCCGCTCATTGCATTCAACGTCCGCATACATCATCTCCGGGTAGTGGATAATCGACGTGGGGTATTTGATGGTTTTGGGCTTCCTGGGCTTCCTAGATGCCCGCACCGCAATCCTACGCAATATCTGGCGCTCGGTCATATCCCCGACCTCGAAGAAAGCCACCCTACGTCTTTGAGTCATAGCTCTATAAGCTAAATCCATAAGCCATATTGACTTATACGATTTATCAGGGGCCATGAAAGCAATGAATCCTTCCCTCTCCAATGCATTGCCAAAGAACTCACCTAGCGCTCCAACGTAGTTCACGATTGATTCCTCCTTTTGTTCAAATGCCTTTCTCATGGCATCTTGATCTTGCATCACATTGATTACAGCAGAAGTGCCAATCTCAATTTTAGAGAAGGATTGGATGCGTTTAAGAGCTTCATCCACTTTACCTCTAGATATATCCCCTTCAACTTCAGTGGATAATCTTTCTGCTTTGATACGATTGAAGTAATCAGCAGCTGTATCTACCATTACATCCGTGTTGATTCCTTCAGCAGCTTCCTCATACTCATTTGAGAGACCATCTAAAAACTTCTCTACAAGGGATATAAGCTCCTTCTTATTAGCAGTTCCACTACTAGACCAAGACTCATACTTGGCTTGTATCTCCTTTCCAGGGGCGTCTCCATAACGGTCGAAATGTTTGATGCACCATCCAGCGATGATATTAGAGAACTCAGATTTGAAGAGACCTTCTTTCTCCCATTTAGGTCTTATTCTTGACAGAACCTCTTTTGACACGATCATACTTATTAGGATTCGACGTTCTGTCTTTCCCTCATGTTTTTCCACTCTCATTTTGGGACTCTTCTATTTGATGTTTGCATGGACCATGAATAGATTTTAGAGTATCACACTTGTAACAGTAGTCATCTAAATGGTACTCTAAAGGACCATGAGGGCAAAGAGTCCAGCAGTTTTCATCATCATAGTTTCTTCCACATCTAATACATTGAACTATCATAGTAATTCTCCTGCACTTGAGACTGCTTGCTCTGTAACTTTTACTATGCGATATTCTGTGGCTAGTCCTGGATATTGCTTATTATCAGCTAGAGCAATTGCTGCTTCTGTTAAAGAATCGAAATGGGACTGCTTACCATTGTATAAGCAATCTATCCAAGATGTATCAGGATTTGTCCTTCTACACACCTGAATCTTATACCACTGATCGAAGGTAGCTGACTTTGGTATGTTACCGGATGGTAGTACTAAAGTAATCACTGCCAGCAGTATAGTAACACTGATGCCGAAAGCAAATCCTATCAAATACGGAGTCATTCTTTAATCCTTTTCAAGAGAGCGTGAATCTCAGTCCACTCAGAACCATCTCCAACATAGTCAGCAACAAGCCGAGCCATGTACTTGTGGATGAACTTATGCTCATCATGTAGTATCCACTCTAACAAGTTTCCATTCCAACCACTCCAATTCCAAGCAGTATGATTAACCTCCTCTAAATACAGGGTGACAAACTCGAAGGCTTGTAAGTGCATCGAATGCAAGTATTCTACTCTCTTCACGATTCGAGTATCTCTGGTGTTGGTAATTAGCATTACCTTCTTTGTTTTGGGGTTGATGACCTCTCGGGGAGGTGGCACTAGTGCTCTTTGTTGGAGTAGTAGATTGTAGAGTCGTTTGAAGTAGGACTGGTGGAAATTCATATTGTGCTGTATGAATTGGAGCTCTAGCTTCTTCTCTACTCCTGGCCAGTTGAGTCCTGAGGACTTGGCGATTCTTTTTGCTTTATCTGTTACTTCAACCAATTGGAGTTTGGATTTGGCCTTTCTGTATGTCCGTTTGGCTTTTGGTTTTGGCTTCTTTGGTTTGGTGTTAAATACACCTAGTCCTCTTACCATAATAAAAAGCTCCTTATGTTTGCCGTCACGGGCATTTGCCCGGTGCGGCAGTAGAATCTGATTCTTAATTCAATCCGTCAGGATTGAATGTACTGTATTATATTCTATTAAGTTCACGTGAGTTGGATATTCCGGATTGTCCAAGTTGGACAATCCCGGATTGTCCAAGTTGCATAGTGTCCCATCCTAGCTTTCATCCCATCTTTTGAACATTTCCTCTCGTGTTTCCTTCTTCTTTGGCTTGCCGTGTTTTTCTTTTATCATTTGTCTCTTCTCACTGAACTCCATTAACTTCTCTGCAATTACATCCCAGCAAATGAACATCAATCGTCGTGCAGGACATCTTCCCTGCTCCCACTTCACTTTAATGATTCCATCATTTATAAACTTTTTCATTATTCTGCTGTGTGTTTGATTGCTAATTCTTAGCTCATCACATATTTTTTGCATATAGCAGTAGAACCACCCAAGTCCTTCCTCCTCCCATCTAGTTTTCTTTGCATGGAAGTTCAAATAAGAGAAGAACACACACTCTGTGTGAGACATGAAGTCTAAGAACGGAAGTGACACCAATATAAAGTTATTGGCATCATAAGCTCCTTCTATAATTTGGTGGAGTTCAGGATGCTTTGTGAATACCCTTTGGAAGTATTCTCTATTATATACTTCTTTACTTTTCCCGTTTGGTTCGCTCACTTCTAGATACTCCTAATTTAATCAAATCTTTTACTTGTTTTAACTTCAACTTATTTTCTTGTACTTTATTAGCATTTCTTGGATCATCATAAATACACTTGCCTGCAAGAACATTCATATAATCTCCAATAAAAGAGTTCCATTCCATTGGGTGACAGAACCCAATCAAGTAAAATATCTCCATTCCTTGAGGAACCACATCTGGAATGCTTACTACTCTTACGCTCATAACCTCCTCCTAGTTCTGTTTGAAGGTTTCAGTTTGATCTGTTTCAATTTTCCACTTCGCTCCATGAGCCATCTGCATTAGCTTATCATGTATCCCCTTGGGAATGTAAGTAAATCCTACTTCTCCCGTTTCAATGTTGCGTGTCTCTACCTTTACCAATTCTCCACTTTCTACAAGCTTCTCTGCTATTGCAGCTAGCCTCCTTCTGAACTGACACAAGAAGCACTGGCAATCATCTTCTTCTTCCTCTGGTTCTGTAGCCATTATTTAATCTCCTTTAATCCAAATAGTTCTTTGATGTCCTCTTTAATCTCCTCAGTTGTTTTTCGTTCCTCATCTCCACTAAGGTACTTTCCAAAGTCTCCTTCATCCGAGCATAATGAAATCCTTAGAAAGGTGGTGTGCGGGCAAGTAATAAGGGAAGAGCTTCGCGGCCAACCATAGATACTTGGTCCGCACACCACTGATCGAGCTTGTTTTGGCTGCCTTACTGACCGCGAATCACAAGGCATACAACACGGTAAACCATCACCCCGCCGTTGTCAACCACCTGTTTTTCGTAGGAATTGTTTTCGCTGCACTACCCGATTCAAAATGTCCTCAAGTGAGTCTTGTTCAATTATTATTCCCCTATCGTCTTGTTTTCTTAGTACATCCCATCCAGCTTGGATGAGCAGTCTAATTACTAGCTCACCTTGAGGTAGCTCTGCCAAGGAATTAACTGAAGTGTCGGTGCATGGATAACTCATAATAACTCTCCTTTAAGTAAGAACCGTTCCCGTAGTTTTTGAATTTCTTCCTTCTTTGCCGATCCGGGGTCTTTCCCAGTTTCCATACGAACATTCACTGTTGATCCTGGAAAGCAGATCAGTTTATCACACAAGTTATTTGCTTGTCGTTGGGCCTCTCTTTCGTTGTCGTAACAGATTACTCTCATTGGGTAATTAGCAATCCTACTCAGTTGAGCCTCTGTATATGTAGTTCCGAACGTGGCAACAGCTCCAGGGCCAATTCTCCAGACATCAGTTGGTCCCTCACAGACTATAACTGTATGACGGCAGTAGTCCTCTCCGTACAATAGTTCCTTATGGCTGATAGCCTCCTCATCTGGCTCTGCTGAAATGTATCTCTGGCCCTCGTCAATAGTGGATCGGGTCGTCCAGCTCACCATTTCCCCTTGATAGAAGATAGGAATGAAGATGCGATGGGAGAGCTTTGGATTGATACCTATGCTTTGAAGACCCCAAATCTTCTCCAGTTCCATTGATTGAAACCCACGTCTAATCAAGTAGTTCCTATGCTTGACAGTCAGACCTTTCAGTGACTTTGGAATCCTCAACTTTCCACGTTTCTTCCTTTCGACGTTTTCCTCAGCCTGGAAGTCTTTCAACAGCTCACGAATCTTGCTGAAGTTATGCCCAGTGAGTTCCCTCAGCGTGTCGTAGGGCCTGTGTCGGCCACAGGCATAGCAGTTGCAAGCCAAGCTGATAGTATTAATGCCCATTCTGAAAGACTTGCCGCCAGGATCGCACCAAGGGCAGTCCACATTTACCCAACCTAAGGTACAATGGTGATGAGTTCCATACTCTCTATACTCTACATTGCACTCTTGTAAAATTTCCATTAACTTCATTTGACAATCTCCGCTTGCTATGACATATAGGAGGCTACAAGAAACTTAGTGCAAAGTACAACACCAAGTGGGACCATATACGTGCTATAGTAAAGTTTCGCATTTGGATAGAGTAGCTTGAGTTTCATTCTGGACTCCCTACTTCTCTAATGCCATTCCTGTCAGCTATGACTACACAGAGCTTACCTGTCGCGGGGATATAAACCAATCCTAAGTCATATCCCATTTCCATAGTAGAGATTATGGACATGAGGAATCCATAAGTCCTTTTATCCCGCTCTTGCCCATAGAAGTTTACTTCAGCAAGACATTCTCTTGCCATCTCCATTCTTTTCCAGCTCAGTGTATTCCTGTTTACACTGGGCTGGAAGGCTGCCCAAGGGAATGTATCTACAGCTTTAATTTCTGATTGAGGTTTTTTCTTTCTCTTTTTTCCCATTTGATCTAGCTGCCTTTGCTATTCTAGAGATGCGTCTTAGGGCTGTTTCTAGCTTGTCGGCATCCTTACCTGCCTCTTGAAACTTCTTACCTGTCTTCCATTCCAAAAATGCAGCAAGGAAGAGCTTACTTAGATTGAGTCTCTTCTTTGAAGCTTGGACCTCCTTTCTGTGTTTCTCAGGGACAAAAATCGTGAGATTCATTTCTTTTCACCTTTCCGTTTTGTATAGAGCTCCATTACCTCATCACATAATGGAACTAGTGAGGGATCATCAGTAGATTGCATTCCTGCTACTGCATGGTAAAGCGCTTCCATTTCCTCTTCGTAAGAAGAGAAAGCATTATTCTTGGAGTCTCGAATGGCTTTGAGTGCTCTTTCTTTTCTAGTTCTGTCGTGTTCGGTCATCTTAGTCCTCCCATAAATGATCTGTGATTGTGTCCAGAACTTCGATCAAGCGATCTACAACTCCAGCTAGGGTTGTAATTCTTTCTTCTAGCTCCTCATTACTAGATTCCACTCTTTGGGATTCTTCCTTTAGAGCATCGTTGATTTTCTTTGCATCGTTGATTCTTGTTCTACAAAGACTTCTTTGAGTTGCATTCATGTGCCTCATGCTGCTTTTCTCCTTGCTATCTTGAGGTATTCTTCCATCAGTTTGTCTGACATATTGAAATCACTGATCTTCCCGCCGTCTAGAATCTCTTCACTAACACCTCTCTTTCTATCCAGTAGGGCACAAATCTTTTCCTCAATGGTGTCCTTGGCAATGAAGTAGTTGATTATGCACTTCTTGAATTGCCCGATCCGGTGGATACGATCCTCCAGTTGATCGTTCTCTCCAGGAGTCCAGCACAGTTCTATAATACCAACGGTACTGGCTGCAGTCCCGTTCCATCCCGATCCACAGGTTTTATTCTGACCGATGAGTATTCTACAACCTTTCCTTTTATTGAAATCCTCAAGGTTAGCTCTCCTTCTTGTATTAGGAGTCGATCCATCAATAACAACAGCAGCCCTTCCATATCTATCTTTGAGTTCCTTAATAATACGCTTGTGGATAGCAAACAAGATAATTTTTTCATCCGTTGATTCCAAGAAGTTGTCGATCCACTCCATGACAAACTGTAACTTGGCTCTTGCAGCACGTCTCTTCAACTCACCTATATGAGTCCAAGCCTGCTGCTTTATAGTCCTTTCATCTTTAATGCCTCTCTTTCTGGCAGCTAGCTGCCTTTTGAAACTGTTGTCGAAGTCGTTGTATTCCTTCAGCTTGCAGCTGATTGGAATGATTTGTCTTGCCTTTTCGGGGAGGTCTTTGAGTACATCCTTCTTTAACCTCCTGATTACACAACCTTTCTCCTTATGAAAGAGCTTAGCGTGTAGCTCTTCTAAATTGTCAGCTCCCTTGTACTCCCACTTGCCCCTGTTCCTTCTGGGTCTGCAGTATTTAACTCCAAAGTCCCAAAACGCAGGGAACAATCTAGGACGTGTAACGTGGATCAGGGGCCACAACTCGGCTGGCCGAGATAGAAGCGGTGTCCCGGTCGTACAAATGACGTGGGGCACACTCTTGCACAATGCGAACGTGGCTTTACATCTCTGTGTTTCCATGTTCTTTATATTGTGTCCCTCATCTATCACAACAAGCTGAGGATGAAGCTTGATTAGATACTTCACCCAATGGTGGAGTATGTCATAGTTGATTATGAGTACCTTATATGGTATCATAGGCCTCACTCTACTAGCCCTTCTCCCTTTGATTATCTTGCACCTTGTCTTCGCATGTATCATTACCTCTCTTTCCCAGTTGTCTTTTAGGAATGCAGGACACACTACTATAACAGGCGAAACGTGCGGATTGGAGTTCCACCATGAAATAACTTGAATTGTGTTATGAGTTACCACAAAACTATCTGTCACATACAAACCATCCTCAGAATCCACTGAAATACACTGACACTGTTTCTTTCCTACTTTCTTGATACTAGTTATGTATCTATTTGGCTTGTATTTTACTCTGCCTTTATATTCATTCGATTTCCTTGAAAGTTGAAATGGTGCAAAACAATTAGGAATGCAAATAGTCAATCCATAAGAAGGCCGTCCTATTTTGCTTTCGCCTTTATATGTAAACTTTGGTGATTTCTTATTCAGTCTTTTTGCAGTACCCCCTAATGATCTAATTAAGAATAGGGCTCCGTCAGTCAACTTTTTAGATGCGGAACAAACTCCTAATACATTTCCTTTATTAGTCACCCATCCATCCCCATCCATATATCCTTGAAGAAGTTTGTGTCTAATATCAATGGAGTTAATAAGGTAAACTTTAGGAAAGAACTTATCATTAGCATGGCTTCCCATCAGCCCCAAATTTCTCAGAATGGAGGTTATTTCATTTGATGATCCTTTTCTTCTGGTTGTTATTCTATAGTCAATCCCACTTCCCACATAATCCAAGTAAACCCCTTTTGGAAGGAACTCTTTTAATATAGTTAGGGTTTCTTTGTCAGGAATAGATACAGTTGGATTATTATTAGTAAAGCACCCATTAGCTAGTAGATATCCCATGAGGTATGGATTCAAAGGAACTTTTTGTTGTCTGAATTGAACTGGCCGTACTATGGGTATTGCCCATTTATTATTTCCTGACTTATATTTTAGGTTTGGGATAAGTTTTGAGGTTGACAGTATTTTATATTTACAGCCTCTGTATATCCTTTCTGGTGTGCTAACAGCCCACAAATGATCGTAACCACACTCTACTGATGATCCGTCATTAAATTTTACTTTGTAAATATCCTTCAATCCTTGAGGATATGCACCTTTAACTCTTTTAGGAGTTCCGTCGGCTCCTATTACAAAGGAACCGACTTTTATATCTCCCATTCTCTTCCAGCCACTGCTAGTAAGAATTTTTGAATCTGTAGGTTGCTCCTTGCCAAGGCCCATCTCGTCGGCCAGTATACAGCGTCCGTCGTACTTATGAATACGACGGACGCCTTTGATCTGGAATGGGAGAAGGATAGTCATTTTATCCTGTTCCTAAGATTGCTGCTATTTCGTTATCTAGTTCTCCTGCAATAAGAGCTCTAGCCAGTTTCATGTTGATATGATCCTCTCCAAAGTTAGCAGGTTTAGTTTCAACTAATCTTTCTCCCCAGTGTTTAGCCACTTCACGTGGAGTCTTTCCTGCTGCCTTAAATGCTTCTATAGCAGGCGCTGCTGTTGCTACGGTCAAAGCATATTTGAACTGTGCCAGTACTTCTGGACTTGCTTTTGAAACTGGCTGTCCTTCAACTGGCTCAAGTATGTCTCTTTCAAAGTTCATTCGATGTTCTCCAGTATCTTCTTGATTGAGTCGTTCAATTCCCCTGCAATTAAACCTCTTACTGTTCTTATAAACACCTCTGGATACAATTGAGGTACTGGTGAGTCTGCAAGGGCTATTATCAGATTGTTTTGAATCTCAGTAATATTAGTTTTCTTTCTTTTATAGTTCTTCCATTTGTTAGGGCCTTTCTCATAGTCACATTGAAGTGCTTTAATGCATACCGCTTTATCCACCTGATTCATTCGTGCTCCCTCCTAATGCTAAGGATTTCACAGGCTTCGTGTGCATGAGCTCTATTAAATAGAACTTGAGCGTGGGTTTTTGTTGGAGCTTCAATCACCTCTGTATTCATAGGTGCAGAAGGAGGTTTATCAACTCCCTTCCAATTGATTACCCATTTGAGATTAGGGCTCTCATCAGGCCATTTTTGAAGCTCATCATCGGGAGGTTCATTGAACTTATCATCCTCTTCCTCTAGAATCTTTGATGCTTCATACTTCTCAACCAGGTTGTCAGCAAAGGCACGAATGCCTTCTCCTATGCTTCGGAATCCTTTCCAGTAGTCCTCATCAAACATATCCTCCATTACAGATATGTACTCATCCAATTGCTCATTGATTCTAATTCTTAATACTTTTTTGAAATCAGAAGGATTCATATAATGTGCTTCCATGGTGGCTGTTCACTTGGGTTCTCCTCCTTATACTCTTGAATGGCTTGGTAAACCTCTTCTACCTTCTCAAATGGAATGAGTTTGCATCCCACTTTTACATGACCGCACTGGATTGTAGCAGTATGTCCTCTAACTAGAGGAATCCTGACAGGAGGTTTTTGGTATCTCAGTTTATTACCATTGAAAAAGGAATCCAGGCTTTCTACTGAATAGTTTTTTCATCAATCTCCTCATCTGTAGGCATTTGTAGCCGACGTTTATCTGTGTCAAGATACAGGCCACGCTTCTCGATGTAAGTGTCAAAATCCACATCATATCCTAATTCCCTCGCTCTGAGAATAGTAGCGTCTATCAAACTCTGAAATTGGTTGCACTTAATGTAAAACATAGTCATTCCTTCACCTTTCCTTCCTTTACGAGGGAGTCGTCCCAGATATCCTTCTTCAGTTTCTTCTCACTTTTCTTGTCTTTTGTTGCTTCCAACCACTTCTTTGCTGCCTTCTTCTGCATTCTCTTTAGCTTCTTCTCAGACACCTTCTTTGGCTTACCCAGTCCCATCTTCGCAGCACGCTTCTCTGCCATTGACTTTCCTGCCAATCCTGCAATCAGATTGACATGAGCTCTCAATCCAGTTTCACTATTGATTGCCTTCTCAAGGTCAAACATATGCTCGTTACAGTGCTCTTCCATTCGCTCCAGATCATATTCATCACTTTCTTCATCTTGAAAGAAGATGCGTAAAACTGTAGGATCAACTTCAATTTGAACCTTGGCAAAGGTATTCAATCCCCTCTTCAGTTCCAATTCATAAATCATTGTCTTCTTCATTTTTGGTCTCCTTGTTAAACTAACTTAATCTTTCCACACTTCTCACAAATGTAACGGATGCCTTCTTGATACTTGTCTCCTTCTTTCCATTTCCGCCACCAGTCAGGTTCCAGCTTATCATGGTACTTAAACTTGTGGCCATTTTTACGACATGGAGCAGGTAAGTCATATCCCAACAACTCTCGTACCTGATTCTTTTCCTCCTCTGATAGAGATGGGATGAGTGTGAGTACCAAATCAATAGGGTCCATCGAAGGCATAGCCGCCTCCTTTTAATCTACAATCCAGCCTGCGGCAACAATTTCCTCGAACGACTTATACTCCTCCTTTTCTAGAGAATTCAAATCATTGAATCGCTTAAATATCCATCCTTTGAATACTACATGAGGATGATCCACATGAAGGAATCCCAACTCCATTGTGTTGAAGTCCTTTCCTTTCTTCAGCGGTAGGATAGGCCACCTGGGCCAGAGTGTAGCATCACTCATCATACCTAGATGGTTTTGCTCTTTGAACAGCCTGTCACGTTTCTCACGTATTGTTTCCATTAAGTTTCTCCATCAATAAGTTTGTCTGCATTTATCCAACGTCCTGCATCTTCATCTTCCATTTCGGAAGCAAAGTCCACAATTCTGTAATGCAGGTCTCCTAGTAGAGGGCTCTTCATTGCATCCGCTACTATCCCTTTAATAATATGACCATCTTTCAAATATGTAACTTTGTCTCCTACTTTTGCTGTCACGTTTCTCATGTATTGTTTCCATGAAGTTTCTCTTTGCGTAGATGCTTTTCTGCCATCTCAATTGCGTCTTCTAACTTCCCTTCACTGAACTTAAGTGGCTTGCCATCAATGTAAACAGTGTATATTGTCTCCTTTCTGTAGTACTTGTTTCTCCCACGATAGTATGAAGTGCTTTGAATCTCCTTATAAATCATTACCCTCCCGTCTTCCGATTGCCTGCAGTTGTCTGCGATTACTTTGAGTTTCATTTAATCCTCCTAAATTGAAAAACAGGAACTTACTGCATCACTATCCACATCTATCGAATGGACACAATATACTTCATCACTTACCTCCTTTATTTTTCCAGGGTCAGTTCCGATAACTATAGTTATCGTCTTGACTTGGTTTTCCTTCTTCCACTTCAAGTAGTACTCCTTCACATTACCTGGTACATCTACAATGCCGTCAGATATGATTATCATATCTGTCTTACCTTTCTTGATCCACTTTTTATTTAGCATATCCGACCATTGATCTGGAACAACTCTCATAGGAACATCCAGTGTTGTCCCTCCAGTAAAGAAGTGTCTCAGCCACTCAATTAGTCCTGGGTACTCCTTATTCCAATTACCTGGAGTGACAGCAGTTCTTACTGTATTGCTGCCATTACTAAAGGAATACAGGACTATTGACCTATTCTGCTTCCTAGCGATCCAGCACATAGCTAGAGTGAACGCCTTTGCATTCTCAATTGGGTTGCCTTGCATGGAGCCACTTTCATCCACACATACAACAATAGGGCCTTTGCCTACTGGTTCGATTCCTCTGAACTCCCTGCTCATCAATTGCCTCTCAACCAACCTTCGCATGGCGTCCTTCTTAAACACAGGGTGACAGAGCTTAGCCAGTTCCAATGGCAGTACCCTACCTACATCTCCACCCATGTTGACTCCTACAACATCGTCGAATCCGTGAGTCACTTTCAGTCTTTGTTTAGATTGAGCGACTCGACGATACTTACCTGCCTTATTGATAATGTTTAGGAGAGTTCTATCATTTCTTACCTGCTGAAGTGATTTAGCAATATTCTGTAATTCCAACTGAGAAGTATTGCTGTTAGGCTCCAATCCAAGGCCACGACAGGCTTCTTCTATTTCTTCAACTCCTTCAGCTGCTGCTTTGATTGCTTTGTTGACTGCTCCAAGACAGGAGATTTCGTGATCTAATTGTTTGTCCTCTCCACTCCTTGATACTCCAGACCTATCTCTTTGCTCCTCGGTACAATCCTCTTCTATTAGATCACTATATGCTTTGATGAAGCTCTCTGCAGCAGTATCACTCTCTAATACATTTCCACGAGTAGATTCATGCAAGGATTGATAATCAGGAGTTTCCAGTAAGTTCTCAAAGAACTCCCTCTGTCTATTCAATGCACAAGGAAGTTCAGCTAATTCAGGGGACTGGTTAAAAGCAGCAGCATAGGCATCAGCTGCTACTGTTGAGTATGCAGCACGCTGCTGGAGACTACATCTCATGTTATTTTTAACTCTAATTCCCTGAGCATAATCCCACTCAGTACACCGCAAAGCAGTTGGGGAGTATCCTTCCTCTTCTGAAATCTTCTCCTCTTCACCCAACCAATCTAGACCATCAGCATCTTTGATTGGATTCATAATTGTAGTACTCACTGTTGTCCTCTTGATGTCCTTCCATTGCTCAGGAGTTACCTTCCATTGCTCAGGAGTTAATTTGAACTCATTTGCCGCCATATTTATTCCCCTACGACCTGGTTGAAGAGACGAGCAAGTTCCCTCTTGATAAACTGCTTGGCCTTAGCGCTCCTGTCATTGGCAGGCATGGAGTTCAACTGATCCTGTAGGTGCTTCAACTTTGGTACAGCTTCAGTTGGATTGTTCTTCTGGAGAACATCCTGTGCTTGGGCAATAATATCCAGAATCTGTGAACCGACAGGATTAGCAATCTTGGCAACGATCTTTGCTACCTTCTGTGGTTGCTCAGTCGGATCGTCCCAGAGGATATGAGATAGAATCTCCAGGTGATCCATCTCGACTTCAGGATAGTGAGATTTATCACTGTTTGCTGCACCGCACAGATAGGCATAGGCCTTGCAGGCACCTATTGCCTTGTACTGCCGGCGATCGCCAGGACGAATACCTTCTTGACTCAGCAGTTCGATGATCCTGTTGAATCCGTTCTTTGCTTCATTACTGAAGGTAAACTGCTTGGCGATCTCTCTAGCCTCGTTGATCTCATCTACACTTATTGTAGTACTGAGCTGAGGCTTATGCTCATTCGCTCCATTCCACAGTAACTTATCCCGACCTGATTTAGAAGTGATGTACTTCACAGTCTTGCGGAATAAGAACCTATCAAACAGAGCATCTAACTCCTTTCCTCCGTCCTCATCACTCGGATACTTATTGGAGCCTGCTACTGCAATCATTAGGGGAACCTTATAGAACAGTCCGTCTCCATTCTGGAATATCCTTTCGTTCAGAATCTTCAACGTGGTATTGAGGATAGCTGAGGATGCGTTCCAGATTTCGTCAAGGAATGCCGCATACGCTTCAGGGAGCATTCCTACGGTGATCCTACGGTATTTATCGTGTTCTAGCCCACTGATTGAAATAGGGCCAAAGATTTCCTCTGGCGTCGTGAACTTGGTGAACAGGATAGAGAACTTCTTGAAGTCACTGTTGAACCACTCAAACAGCGAATCAAGCAGGAACGATTTAGCAGTACCTGGAGGACCTACTAATAGGGGATTCTCCCCACAGATCAGAGCCGAGAGTACAATATCAATTTCCTCCTCCCGTTCGATCAGGGCATCACCCATCTCAGTCCTTGTTGCCATGAACTTCTCCTGGGGTGTCGGCTCCTCCAGAATTCCCGAGTGTTGCTTCTTCTTTGGTTTGGTCTTTACTGCCATGCGCTTTCTCCTTGTTAAGTCGATCAGTAATCTCATCTAGCTCCAACGTAGAAGCTAGGTCAATGAGGGCATCCAACAGAATCTTGCATTCTGCAGGATTGTTTCTACTCCAGACCCAATCCTTATAGTGAATCTCAAATGGGTGAATCTTCTTATGATGGTACTCATAAGTGATTCCATATCCATTAGCCCGCCTTAGCAGGCTCTCAAAGGACTCAGCCATCAATCATCATCTCCGTGGATATAGTTAATTATCTTACCCTCTCATGTGCATGGAGTATCTGATCTGCAGAAGCAATAAAGGTTCTGTCCATGAATCGCATTGCCTTCTTGAGGCGATGCTTAAGCCTCTTACGATTGCTCTTTGATCTCTTCTTTTTGAGGGCGTTCTGAAGCTTGTTGTAGCGCCTTTCAGCGTGAACAAGCTGGTTATCTACTTTGTTCCAGTTGTTATCCATTAGTTAATCTCCTCTTTTTTCTCATTTCCTTCTTTAACACCTCTCGATTGTAAACTACCACTAGCTTCTCTAGTGTATCTACACACACAGTATCTAATTCAATTTGAGACATACCTTTGTCGAACTCTGTCAACTCAAGTAATGTCCAAATAGAATCCAAACGCTTCTCAAGTTCAGGGCATACTGAAATCATCTATAGTACCTCCTTGACTCGGATGGGAATAAATCCTGTGCCCCACCATCTATCAATCCAGCTCTGAACTTGCTCAGGAGTAAGTTCAGATAGGTAGTAACTTCCCCACTTACCATCCTTCAAATCTCTCACTGCTATTAGGTGAGAATCCACTCTAATGTGGTGAGCGAACTTGTCCTTTTCAGTCATTACTCAGCTCCTTTCATTATTTTCTTGTGAAGCTCCTGCACCTCTTTAGGTGCACTTTGTAGTGATATATAATCACTTTCACCATTAACATCTTCATAACGTATCCTGCCATCCTTGAATATAATGTAGGCAGTATTTCCAACTACCACTTCATTATCTCCAAGTCTGGTACTTGGGTTATATGCAGGATGAAACTGATCTCCACCAAACATATTAGGCATTACTTAGCTCCTTTTAGATAAGCCTTGCGACGCTTCTCAAGCTCAGCGATCTGCTTGTCTTCGAGTTCTGCAGGGACATATTTCTCACGATGAGAAGCACCGCACCAGAGCTGACCGCGAATGGTGGTATCTTGGACTACTGCACCATACGTTGTCAATACGGCCTTGGCTTCTTGATAACTCCAATCATTCCTCCCCATCCACATGAGAATCTTACTCAGGCCATACCCGAAGATTTGATTGACAGAGGGAGGAGCAGTCTTTCTCTCCTCATTGAGTCCATCAATCTTGATCTTGAGTTTCTTGTTGGCCTTGTCGATCACTTTGAGAAGCTCCTCACTACGCTCCTTGAGATAGTGGGAGTAAGCCTCAACCTTCACACGAGATTCCTTGATCCGTACTCCCTGAGCAGCCATAGTATCTGCCCTGGTGTTGAGAGTGAACGACTCGATAGCTTCCTCATGCTCTTTAACTACTTTGAGGATAGTGTCAGCCATTGAATTCTTCACAGCCGTATTGCTCTGTTCAGAGCCAGCAGCAATAGCGAAGCGATTCAATCGCCCTCCAAGCTTCTCCAAGAACTCCTCGACCTTATAGACAAAGTCCAGCTTTTCCTTAGGAATGAAATACGCTCCACCTTGATCCCTGATAGGGAAGATTTCAGAGTTCTCCTCAAACAGGGTCTGAACCACTTTCGTAATGTCAGAAGTGTTACGAGCCTCCATGTACTCAATAACCAGCTTCTGAGCAGCAGCCTCCAAATTCTTCTTCTTGCAAATCACAACTCCAGTGGTTTTGTTGAGGGTGAGTTCAGTATCCTTTGCGTACTCCCATTCCTCATTGGTCAGGGTCTTCTTGGTCAGTTGGAACCTGACTTCATCCTGACCATTCCTGACAATATCGAAGATTGCTGCCTCCTCAAGCTCCTTGCAAGCTCTTGAGAAAGCGTGCTGTGGCATGATCTTCTTAGCAACGTCAGGGTCCAGCCCAACAGCACTCAGTGCCTTCGTAACACTTGTGTAGGAATGCTCCTTATCTGATTTGGCATTCCAAGTAACGATCTCCCCCAGCATCTTCTGTCCGTTAGACAGATGAAGATGCTCCTTCGCCCTTTCAACTCCAGCCTTGCGGGGCTTCTCAACTAATGTCTTTTGTACTGCCATTACTAAACTCCTAGTGAAAAGGGAAACTAACTATTAACAATTTCTGTTGTTTGTAACTTTGAGACACCTATCCAGGTCGAAGTCAAAATCCTTTAGAGACTTCATTAGTGCCTCATATTGTTGATGTCAAACTTACTAAGACATTCAGAGCACAGGGCAAATAGGACTGTCCTAACTTGCATATGCTCAACAGGGTCTTTAGGGGAGTAGCTGTGACCAGACTGGATAAAGACCTTACCAGTCTGAGGCTTGTTGGAGTGAACCTGGTGATAGTCACAGTTATCGCACCAGTATTCTTCATTCACCAGAAACTCAGCAACTTTCATTACTTCATCCTTTGCAGTTCGTCGTTGACAAAGCACACCAGTTCCTCAAAAGTCAGGGGAGTCTCTACTCTCCACATAGTAGACAGTTTACCTAGTACAGTACCTCCAAAGACATCGAGAACACTAAACAGTGCTATATGCACATCTGCAGGACTTTGGTGGTATCTAAGGCCGTCCTTCAAGTCATGTAACTTGAGATGGTAAATATTCATCTACAGGGCCTCCTTATGCTGAGAGTACAACAAACTCATCATCTTCACTGAGGATACATCCCAGCAGTATAGTTGCTGGTGTAACTACATCCTCATCATTTTTTCTGTACGTGAATAGTACCTGGACCATGCTTCACCTCAATAGTTAGGGTTGCTGATGCAACCTCAGTTTTCAGTTGCTCACAGATACCACCGAGAACACAAGGACAGTAAGCCAGAGGGTACTTAATGGATTCCAGCCTCTGCTGAACACCTCTAGCCAACTCAACAATCCGGCTCTTGCGATCCGCAGTCCAGTGAGGGTTCTCACATAGTGCAATAATACTAGTGAGAGCCTGACCCAATGGTATTACAGGACTTGGCATCTTCCACCTCCTTAATAAGAGTGAATCCCCACTTCTCTAGCATAGGACCATTTCGCCTCAACCACCGAGCCCTGCCTTTCTCAGGGACTTTGATAGCATGGAACCCCTGTCGAGTGTGATGGTCCCAAGCATGTCTGGCATCCCACCGATACCAGCCAATCTTATGACCAATATCATTGTACCTCTCCTCATCTTCCAACCTGATGATGTATTCCATCACAGGGCCTCCTATTTGTAGTCAACAAAGGCAGAGGGATTCTCATTGATCTCAAGCACAAACTTGGGATCATAGTCAGGGACTGAGTAGCCGTTAGCACTCGCAATCATCTGTGAGAAACTCCACATAATGCTGAGTTCCATTGAGCTCTTGGCTATCCTTATAAGAGCTATGGCCAGTATCTTCTGCCTTTCCTTAGGGGTCAGGTCAGGAGACTGTTCAGCACACTTCATAGCCTGTCTAGGCTCCATCGTAGGGTCTCCTTTTGTGTGAGTACAAAAGGGGCCTAGGAGATACTCCTAGGCCCCAGTGAATCGTTGGCATCTTCAGGGGCTATTTGCCCTTCTTGCCGTTCTGCTTGGCCTTCTTAGCAGGTGCTGCAGAGGTAGCGATGTTCAACTTGGGCTTCTTGGGGAAGTGCCTGTAGAACTCCTCAAGGGCCTGCTTGGCTCGATCATCTCCACTCCGCTCCAGGAAGTCCAGGGCCTCATGGATGTTGCCAATTACATCAGCAACTTTCCGCTCTCCCAGTTGACTGGGATACTTGTCGAAGTCCTTATTCTGGACATTGAACTGTCTGTACTTGTCCTTGTACAGGGACTCAGTAACAGTCTGATTCTTCATACCCATGACACTTCTCCTTGAAAAAGAAACACAGAACACAAAACAGTCACAAAAACGACGCACTACGGCTCGATCCTAGCTATCTAGGATTTATTTTTGACCCCCAATACGTTAGCCGCTTCAGGGGGTTAGATTGCATCCTAGGACGCTGGCCTTGAAGTAGGCTGTATCTTACGGACAAAGTCGCATGAGTCCTTGTCATACTCCAGATACTTCTTCACACACTCACCACAAACAGGCTCAAATATCTCCTCGTTATCAGCCTCACTCCAGTAAGTAGGAATCCAGTCATCTAGAGAAGCACCTTTAGCATTTGGGAGAGGTTTGTCACAGAAGTCACACTTGCCTTTAGAGTGGATTTGCTTTGGTTTTGTATGCACTTCAGAGTCTCCTAGAGGAAGAGGGTTAATTGGAGAAGGTCTGGTTGACCACTCAGTAATCAAATCCCAATCAGAATCTTCATCAGATTCTGAGTTAAAGGCCTTCTGATTGGGGTAATGAAAGAAGCCCCTTTTATCTCCATATACTTTGATAAAGAGGTTTAGAACGTCATTGTCACTTGTCTCAGCTATCTCAAGGATAGGGTGCCCATCTTCAGCAAACAAAATAACTCCAACAGAATATTCAGGGGCATATAGCACCTTTCCATCCCAGATGCTAACATGAGTCATGCTGCACCAAGGCTCTTTAGTCTTGGCATCGTGTGCAGTAATACAGGGTCTCATTGTAGTTCCTTATGATAGGGACCTGTTTTCGTAGTATCTGCCAGCAGCAACAGCATACCGATAGAGTACACCTCCAGTCTGCCACTTCTCCAACATACAGGGATTCTTGAGTTTCTCCCAAATCTCACGAGAGATATCAGAGGGGCTTCGCTTCTCAGTGATTACACACAGAAAAGCGAGGCCCTTCTTAATGTCACTCATTTGGTTCTTCCTACTGATTGTAGGGACTGATGGAGTGTAAGGCTTAGCTGAGTATCTCATGGCATCCTTTGCAGTTCATCATTGATGAGATGAATAACCTCATCTTTTGTAAGGGGTATCTCAATTCTCCATATTGTGCTAAGTTGTCCTATTAACTTACCATCAAATACATGCAGAATCTTACTCAGAGCCACTACAAAATGCAGTCTCTCCTGATGATGAAGCATCACACAGTCACTCATTCTCAAATGGAATCTATTCATCACCTCACCTGCCTTTCTAAGTAACTACATGGTAATTGAAAACTGCCTTTGAATACTGGTTATTCATCTCAGCACTCAGGGCAGCTGCCTTCTTATCAGCCTCTGCCCTGACTTGAGTTGACCATTCCTTTCCATTCTCAGTCAACATGGACTGGCGGAATCCAGTTACTCCACCACTAACAGTACAAAGAATTCTGTATATCATTTTGCAAGCTCCTTGATTTGGGACTTGTGAAGGACTATCTCGTATCCACCCTTGGTGAGAACCTTCACGTAATCCTTGTGTACTAGGCTCTTGTAGAAGCCATGAACATATACTTCTTGACCATCAAACTTTGATCCTCCAATCTCAGGACTGTGGACCACAAGTACCTTATCACCAACTATCATTTCACAGCCTCCATTAGTACGAGTTCCTGCAGTGCCTCATCAAAGATGATGCGAGATACTACACAACTATCACATACAGGGATGTCTTTCAACTCCCCATTGACAAGACACTCAAGATACATCCACGCAGGGTTTACATTGCTGTTAGCAGTGCGTACCTCAGCACCACAGCAATGGCATGTAGTTGAGTAAGTCACTTCACAACCTCCTCAGTTTGTAGGGAGAATCCCAAGGTCTCCAACCAACTACCGTGACGCTTCAGCCATCTTGCTCTGCCCTTCTTAGGGACTTTGATAGCAATAAAACCCTGTTGGGCATGATGGTCCCATGAGTGTCTAAAGTTGTGAGGACCATAGTTTGTATAGGTGCTGTTGAGAAAGAGATTATACAACTCCTCATCTGTCGGACGAATCGTGTATTCCATCTATTATCCTTTCACAGTGACTTCAGAGTTCATCAGGGCCTTAATCAGATCGCTTAGCCGCTCATAGGCAGCAGTATACACCATTTTCTTCGATTTGTGCTCATCCATGTAAACGAAGGCGTCAGTCACAAGACGACTCAAGGTGTCCAGGTCTTCATTAGCCTGAGCAATCTCACGGACTGTCAGTTTGCAAGCCATTTGTTACCTCAAGTTTCTCAGGTTGATGAAACATCCCTCCCAAGGTTGGCAGGGACTGAACAGACGAAACATCAGGGACCACTTAGTCATTTGAGATACTCCTACAGTTTGGTGAGATACTCATCACCATTGCAGTTGATGAACTCACAGCCTTGGAACTTGATAGCCTCACAGCAGGGGTGAAAGTCACAGTTCACGAACCTGCGGTTCCTGCAGACACCATCAGGGTCTGTAGGGATTGGTAAACCTGAGATGAATGCTGTATGCTCTCCAGCATCTTTGAAGTAACAATCTCGAATCTCGATCACTTCAGGTACTCCAGTTAGGGGATGGGATAGAAACTCAGGGGACTACCAGCGCTCATCACCTTCGATCTGCTTGGGGTCTCCAGTTAGGGGGTACTGAGGCCCCCAGACCATTCCACAGTTGTCCACAACTGACAGACCATCAGGGACAGCAGCGACTTCGATATTCAGGGTCCTGTCAGGCAATCCGGGGATGAGAACCTTCACATCCAGGGACTGCCCAGGTCTGAGTTGAATGATCTCGTGCAGTTTACTTCCACCAGTCATTGAGATACTCCTTAGGGGGATGTGAGATGCTGAGCGATATGCTGAGCATCGTAACAGACCCTACGACCGATTTGTAGGGGCCGTTACGACACCCAGCATCTAGGGGATACCCAGACGCTGAGACGCTGGGATGGTGGTCAGTCCCATCCCAGCGTCGTAGATGTCGAGTGGCTTCGCCACGCAGTGGCTATTTGCCGTTCTTCGCAGCGATTTTCTGCGAGCGGGTCTGCGGCTTCGCCACTTCAGCGACCACGGCCAGCGCTCCGTCGATGCGCTTGGCACCCTTGGCAATTGCCTTGGCCTGCTGGTCAGGCGTCAGGTACTCGGTGCCGGTTGCCCGGAATTGGAAAACCAGTACGTCGCCCGTCGCTCCGCCCTCGCAATGGCATTCGAGCTTCCCGCCGGATTTGTCCCGCCTGTCTTCGACGATGCTACGGAAATACGTTGCATCGTAAGTACCCTTCGTCGGGTCGGCAGTCCCCTTCGGCACGCGGACAAAGCGATGCGTCAATCCGTTGGTCATTGTGTCCCATGGATAACGGGCCTTGCGTCCCCCGTTGCTGCCGGTGAACGTGACGGAATCCAGCGAAACCGACAAAAGTGAATTGGACATTGTATGTCCTCCAGTCCGGTCACAATCAATCCGGTGGCGAAAGCCACTCACGACGATGGATTGTGTACCGATTGCCAATGGCATCCAGCAACGAATGCCCTCATTTGCACAAATGATCCGCTTGGATTGGCGTTGTACGCTTCGTGTATTTCGAGTGCCTGCAATCGCTGGAATTGTGCCTGTTGGTTTGTACAGTACTGGCCGAAACCGCATTCGTGTACAGTCCAACAGGTGGACAGGCACTCACGATACCCAATTGTGAACGTGTACAATTGAGTAGCTACGTCAATCAGTCGCTCGTAGCGTATCGTCGGGAGTGTCGATTCCCCGTTTGTGTGTTCCCCCGTTAACCGTGTCCGGCCGAAACCGTTGGACGATGGTTGTGGGGACAAATGACACTAGCGCTGATTGTATGGGGCTGTCCGTGCGATCGGCAGCATATTCCCCCCGCTTGCATTCCCCCGTTTCCGTTGCCATTGGGCTCTCATCCGGTGTACCGATCGGTACGTGGATTTATCACAATGGTACGTGAAGCGTTGTAGCGCTTGCGTGTCCGGTGGCCGTGTTAATCCGGTAAGCGGCCAAAATTGTAAATGATCGGGAGCGGCAAAGCGCTGTTGTGTCGGCAACCGCCGTTGGTGGCGGGTGGATGATCGACGTGGCGTGAACCGTTGCCGTCATCCCCATTCGTTGGTTCGGCCAATCAACCGTTGAACCAACAACCGACATACGCAATGTCCCACAAGCGCTTACGTACGTCAATCGGATTGCAGCGATTCCCATCGGATTTTTCGTTTAGCGGTTTGCCGCTATATTGGAGCACCCGTATTGACAAACACCGCTTACGTATCCCAGAGCCCGAGCGCTGCAGGTGCTGCTGTTCTGTTCATATGTAGCGGTACGATGGGTATATGAGCGTGAATATGTTGGTTTGTATATGGTATATGAGTGTGAATACGTTGCTGTTTTGTCCATATCTATTCAGTACCTCACGTGTACAACACCTCACGAGCGTCATTATGTATCATGTTCTCATATGTACAGGTGCGTGGAATTGCACACCTATGTTGATTTGTGTACCTACGCAGATGCTCACCAGGTGTACAGAACAGTAGTGTTGGGGAAAACACACGAGAGATAAAATACGAGAGATAAAACACGAGAGATGTTATTTCTTTGGAAGAAGCGTAAGGGATGTGATTTGTTATATATGGTCATTTCGGATTTCTAGAGTGAAAAGGAAGAGGGATTTTTGGATTTCGGTTTTGTTTGTGTTTTTTCGTAAGTAATTTTTGATTTTGGGAAATTTTTTACTGCAATTTGTTGAAGGAATTTTTAGGCCGTCGTTACACGGTGTTTTTCTAGTTTTTCCCCGTGTTTTTGCGTGAGGGAAATTTGGCGGAAATCCTTGGAGAAAAAGGTGTTGAGGTGGAAAATATTGCCTCCAGTGGGTTTGAGGGACACTTGACGAGCTTTAGCGATGGTGATATTGTGGAATGCGAAAGGAGAACACTTATGTCGATCTTTCGTCGGGAGTTCCTTTTGTGGATTGCAGGAGTATTGTTTGGACCAATGATGACTACAGAAGAATACTTTAAGGAGAAGTAAAATGGGCAGAGTAACCAACATCGTCAATAGTACAAAGAACAACACTCACCACCTGGTGAAGTGGGACGACAAGTTCTACCTGAAGATTTACCTGTATGCTGCTCAGGGAATCAAGAAAACTCAAATAGCCAAGATGTTGGGAGTTCAGAGGAGTATACTTTTGAGTTGGTTGGAGAAATACCCAGCAGCAAAGGAAGCATACACCGAGGGCAGAAAGAAAGCAACCAACAAGAACGAAAACAACTTCCTCAACTACGTCAATGGGAAGTTATCTCCACAAGCCAAGAAGCTGTGGGAGAAGTTGAAGGTGTGTCGAGACAACAATGAGGATGTAGAACTGCTGTTGGCCGACACGCCGAAGTGGATGAGGCAGAATCTATTCCTACATGCCCTGGTGTCGAGTAACTTTAATGCTTCCAGAGCCTGCAAGAGAACTAATGTAAACATCACCGAGTTTGCCAGGTGGAGAGCAGACCCGGAATTTAAGACACTACTGGAGGAAATTCATCAACACAAGAAAGACTTCTTCGAGGAAGCTCTCGTCAAGCAAGTAAAAAATGGCGATGTATCTTGTATCCTGTTCGCCAACAGGACAGTCAACAAGGATCGGGGGTATGGGGACAAAACCCAGGTGGAAATTACAGGGAATATTCAGCATAACCACCAGAATTTGCTTAATTTAGATGAACTGGACTTGCCAACTGAAATTTTGCAGGTAATATTGGAACAGGTTAGGAAGAAGCGGGAAGCGGCAAAGCTCGCCGAACGCCAATCCGCAGGTGTCCTCGAATATGTCATGTCAGATGGAAAGGCAGTTCCTGAAGGGGAAGGTGAGAAAAATGGCAATCCAGTTCTTGAAAATGCGAAAGATTGAAGATCGACTGAAGTTTCTGGGAGTTATACTCACCCAGCCCAAAGTGGACGAGAAACTAAATCACTACCATCGGCAGCTGTTGATCGAAGAAGTGGAGCATTTGGAATTGGAGCTGAAAGCCCTACCCATTCTCACCGATCCTCCTGTAATGGAAGATGAATATGCGTAGTTCTGTCCTTTCGCACTGGAGTTTTTATGAAGTTTTCATCTTGGGGTATTCTGCTGCTGGCGTTGTTTATGATTCTGTGGGGCATCATCAACCTCACTAACATAACTATAGTTGCAGTTTCTATAGTTATGGGCGTGCTTGCCATCTCAGCAGGCATTCTGCTCATTCTGGGCAGGTAGGACCGTAGATTTGACACTTGGTGCAGCTGGCGTATATGGTTAGGGGTGTGACCCTAACCACATCGGAGACTCTTATGCCAAGTATGATTAACGAATACGCACTCATTGCTAAGGTGTGTAGGGCATCATACTACGATTTTCTTAAAGAATTTTGGGATACCTTCGTTCCTGAGGAACTTATCCTCAATTGGCACATTAAACTCATCTGTGATGAGCTGCAGGCTGTTGCAGAAAGAGTTTTCTTGAATCTGCCGAAGAAGTACGACTTGATAATCAATATCAGTCCAGGTACTTCCAAGTCGAGTGCGGCATCTATTGCATTACTACCCTGGATGTGGACAAGGATGCCTTCTTGTAGGTCGATCAATGCCTCTCACGCTCAAGATTTGGTGCTTGAGCTATCTCGTAAAACTCGTGAGATCATCTATTCAGAGAAATATCAGAAGTGCTTCCCTGAAATACAGTTGATTGACGATCAGAATACTAAGGGCCACTTCGTCAACTCTAGAGGCGGGTCAAGGTTCTCCTGCACAGTCGGTGGTAAGAGTCCTATTGGTATGCACGCTCATATCCACGTAGCAGATGACCCTATCGACCCCCAGCAAGCAATCTCTGACGCTTCGATTGATACAGCCAATGCATTTATGACCGAGACCCTCTCAACGCGAAAGATTAACAAAGCGGCGTGCCCACTGATCCTCATTATGCAGCGCTTGTCCCAAGGTGATCCATCGGGATACATCCTCCAAAAGAATCCTGGTAGAGTAAAGCATATCTGTCTGCCAGCAGAACTTACCGATGATGTTCGTCCAGAGTACCTACGAGAATTTTATGTTGATGGTCTAATGGACCCTGTGAGGCTGCCCTACAGTGTTTTGGAGGAGTTTAAGGAGCATGGCGACTATCTATACTGTACACCAGGCATTACTCCAATTTTAATGTCTAATTGGAAAGAAAAGAAAATGGAGGATGTAGAGATTGGAGATGAGGTAGTTGGGTATGCTTTAGGTGGTGATGGAAAAAGAGCAAAGATTGTAAAGGCTGTAGTTACAGACAAAACTAGCAAAGAAGCTAAGGTCGTAAAGATTACTATGGAGAGCGGTAGAGAATTATTTTGCACTGAAAACCATAAGTGGTGGACTAGCAGACTGCCTCACAAAAAATGGGGAAATAGAAAACCTTATATGCCTGCTAGAATTGGTGGCAACTTAATGTCTGTGTATGAGCCTCTGAAGAAATTAACTGCTAGAGAACAGAGGTTGTTTGACTGGCTTGGAGGAATGATAGATGGTGATGGTGGTGTAAGTGGTACTCAAGTTGTAATTACACAGTCATCCATAGCAAATCCTAAAATTTATAAGAGGATACTAAAAGTACTTGATGAGCTTGGTTTTTCTTATTGTAATTCTTCCTCTTTTTCTCCTGGCGGGCAAATCAAAGGAAGAGGAATAAAAGGAGGTGAGAAGAATACCATTACAATTGGAGGTGGTAGATACTCCAAAATGAGACTCGTAAATCACTCTTATATGGTTAAGAAGTCAAGAGTGTTAAAAGCTATTTGGGATCGGCCTAGTTTTGTTGCAGAAAAGAAAGATAAAGTAGTTAAGATTGAATCTGCTGGTAAAATGGAGGTTTTTGGACTTACTACTACTTCTGGTAATTATGTAGCTTGGGGTTATGCTTCTCAGAATTCATCTCAATTTCTTCAAAATCCCATTCCACTAGGCGGTGGAATGTTCAAAGTGGATGCTTTGCAAGAAGTTGATGGAGTGGAGCCGGAATACTGGTACTTTAAGAAGGTTGTGAGGTATTGGGACAATGCGGGCAGCCCTGGTAGGAGCAAAAGGGTAGATAGGAGACGAGCTTGGACTGTTGGAGTGAAGATGGGACTACATAGAGATGGTAGCTTTTGGCTTTTGGACGTTCAGAGAGGCAGATGGAGTGTCCATGAGCGAGAAGCAAAGAAGTTAGAGATGGCAAAGATTGACGGGAAGCGAGTATTGATCGTTCAGGAGCAGGAAGGCGGCTCTGGAGGTCAAGAATCTGCTGAGGATACAGTTCGCAGGCTGGCAGGATACACAATCAAGCTCGACCTGCCAAGAGGAGAGAAGGAATTGCGGGCTGCTCCTTACGCATCTCAAGTAAACATCGGCAATGTCAAGTACTTGAAGGCTCCTTGGAACAAGGAGTACCTGGAAGAAATGAAGCATTACCCTCATTCTACATACAAGGATCAGGTGGATGCCTCTTCTGGTGCTTTTAATGCAGTCCATCGCCTGCGTCGTAAGATCGGAGCGTACTAGTGAGGTTTAGTATTCGTGATATTCTGTGGCTAACTGCACTATCTGGAATTACAGCTGCTTGGTGGATTGATAGTACAACTGCCCAAGTACAGATAGATAAGTGTCACAGGCAACTCAAAGCATGTAAGCAGGAGTTGTGGGATTCCAACAGTGATATGAAAGCATGGAAGCTGGAGTCCCAGCGTTGGATGAAGAGATGGGGTGAGTGTCGGGACGGATATGATAAAGGACCTGACGAGTGAAAGCCAAGGACGATTTCTTGAAACTCCATCCGTATGCCTATTGTATCAAGATAGGTGTCGGCTACCGTATTTTCTTAGGTGGGGCAGTAAGTAATCCAATGGGATCATATACTAAGCCCTTCATTAAAGATGCACCAACTTCTGCCTTGGCGTGGAAACTAGCACTCAAGAAAGCAAAGGAAAGAGACAATGGCTAAAAGTAATGGTCATACGAAGACATCTACTGTTACAAACAGGATGATTGATGAGCAATTAGCTATGGGCTATCAAAGAGAAGCCGCAGCTATGCTCAGCTTTGTCCAGAACGAGACATCTAGTCGCATTGAAGCACTTAGAAGGCTGACAGAAACGGGTGTTAGAGACATTGACTACGAGAGTGGTTATCCAAAGGATGAGATTTCCTTGGACGACTATAGAAAGATGTATGATCGGGAAGGAATAGCTGCCAGAGTCAACAATATCTATCCTCAGGAGTGCTGGGCAATGCCTCCTGAAATCTACGAAACGGAGAGTCTCAAGAAGAGCACTCCATTTGAGAAGCAGTGGGACAAGCTAAATACCGACTTCAACATCCTGTCCAAGATGGAAACACTGGATAAGCTGTGTGGGATCGGCAGATACGGAATCATGCTACTTGGATTTACTGGCTCTGGAGGTCTCAAAGCTCCTCTTGTTCCTGGTAAGAAGACAGGTCTACTCTATTTGCGGCCCCTGCCTGAGTTTGTTGCTCAGATTTCTGACTACGAGAGTAGGTCTGGCAATCCAAGGTTCGGCCATCCTACTATGTACAAGCTCAAATTGATTGATCCTACTGAGCTTTCCAAGGAAGGCAATACGATTCCTGTTCCAACAGGAGATAAGATTAAGAAGTGGCAGGATGTAGAATGCCATTGGAGCAGAGTTATTCACGTTCCTTCTGATGAGCTAATGGATTCAGAGGTATATGGAGTGCCGAGACTCCAGAACGTCTTCAACCGCTGCTACGACATTAAGAAGATTTTGAGTGCCAGTGGTGAGGGTTACTGGAAAGTAGGTTATCCTGGCCTGAGTCTTGAAACTCATCCAAGTACTGAGCCTATTGACTTTGGTCCTGAGGAGCAGGAGAAGACTAAGGATCAAATGGAGAGGTTTCAGCTCGGTTTACAGAAGTATCTAGCAACTGTCGGAGTCACAGTTAAGTCGTTGGCACCAACTCTATGCGATCCAACTTCCCACTTTAGAGCTCAGTTAGAAGCAATTTCTATTACCAAGCAGGTTCCTCTCCGTATTTTGCAAGGCAGCGAGGAAGCGAAGCTAGCTAGCAGTCAGGATATGAGGACTTGGAATAAGAGGCTTCGTCATAGGCAATTGCAATTTATCAATGCTTACATCATTAGGCCTCTTATCAAGAGATTTATTGATGTAGGTATACTCAGTAAGCCTTCTGAATTGAACATAGACTGGCCCGACTTAAACGCTCCTACTGAGAATGACCGGGCTGTTACTGCGGCAAAGGTTACTGACGCTCTGGTTAAGTACATCGCTGGTAAAGTATTCCTGGTGATGCCTCCCAAGGAATACTTGGTTACAGTGCTTGGTTATCCTGTGAAGCAAGTTGACGAGCTGATGAAATCTATTGGTCCGAAAATCAAGCTTCTGGATAAAATGTTTGAGACAGAAATGAAGGCAATGACTATGAAACCTGCTGGTGCAACTACAACGGTTAGCAAGAAGGCCGGTCAGAATAAAGCTGGAAAAGTCAAAAAGGAGAAGTCTTCTTCTGGAGCCGGCCCGGCTTAGTAGCTTGACCTACCCCAACTTTGGGGTTATGTTTGGATTGTGTCTAGTTTCTTGTTTTCTCAAGGAGTATTGTTATGAAGATTGTTGCTGCGATTATGGCGTTGGTTACTGCGCTTGGGCCGAAGTTGAAAGATGCTTGGCCTCACCTGGAGGTTATCTTCTCTGAGTTGGAGAAGATTTATATCATTATGAATGGAGGAAAGGCACCTATGTTTGGTGCCAATATGAAGTTGAAGACAGTTGATGGTCCTGGCCTTGCTACCAAGATCAGGAATAGCGTTGGAGATGATGTTGACTCCGACACCATTAAGAAAGGTGTTGCTGTTCTTGAGTTGATTGATGGTCGTATTTCCTAGGAGACCTCCTATGAGAAGTGTTGTGTTTGCATTACTGTGTCTGCTACCAGGAGTAGCATCAGCACAGATCATAATGCCTGATGTGATAGAACCTTACAAGAAGATCAAAGCAGGATGCGACTGTATCATTCCTGAAGGTGGATCACTACAGATTCTTTGGAAAGCCGATGCTGCTACTCAAATAGAAGCAGTTCGTGATGGATTGGAGTGCTTCGCTTGGGCACCACCTGGCCCCCACTGGTTAGATGCAGTGGTTATTACCTACACCAATCAGAAGGTGTTCGTGCCTGATCCTCAATTTCCTGAGGACCTTAGTAAGGCCAAGGTACAGATAATTAAGATTATCGACCCTTTGAATGGAGTACAGAGGTTCGATAGAGCGTTCCTGGTAAAGGAACGTGGTCCTGGTCCGAGTACTCCTACTGCTACTATGAGTGTGACCCCCTCTGCTATTGGTGTTGGGCAGAGTGCAACTCTTAGTTGGGCAACTACTAATGCAACGAGTGCTACTCTTAATACCGAAGCGGTGGCTTTAACTGGGACGAAGGTAGTTAGCCCGGTTGCAGGTACTCACACGTACTCACTCGTTGCTTCTAATGGTGTTGAAGGTGTAACAGCATCTGCCAATTTGACTGTTACTTCTACTCCTCCGCCTCCTCCTCCGCCTAGCGATCCGTTTGCTGCTAAGGCTCAGGAGTGGTTGAAGGCTGTTCCTGCTTCTGCATATACTAAAGCGAAGGCATTGGGAATAGCAGATAACTATGCTGCTGTTGCTGCTCAAGCGGTGGCTACTCAAGATTTGTATGACGTGCTGGCGTTCAGCACGCAGACAAAGACTAAGAATAGCGAAACTGTAGGAGGAGCTACAGAGCTTGTGAACAATTGGACTCCTGCTTTGTTTAGGCCTTTGGCTATTTACCAGGACGCTCTTGCGAAAGAGAGGAAGATCGACATTTACAGAGATGAAGCAGGACTCGCTCAAATATGGCGAGAAACTGCAGAGGCACTTCGTAAGGCTGCTTTTTAATAAGGAAAGTACTATGGCTAAGACAGTTCCCGTTTCGGCTCCTCTTCCGAGTGATATGAAAGGTGCAAAGCTGGCTCCTCAAACAAGTAAGGGGTATAGCTCTGCTAAACCAAAGGAATCTGCAGATGTAAGTGTGGATCTCACTCCTTACAACAACATTGGGCCTGCCGATCCCAAGGATGGCATCAATGTAAAGACTCCACCTCGTGCTGTGCATCCTCTTGACGCTCGCCAGAAGAAGAAGGCACAAGTTAGTGACTCTGCAGAAGTGGAAGTGATTGAGGAAGGAGGAGAGGACGATGAGGAAGAGGAAGAGGTAGATGAAGTTAGGATTCCAAAGCAGATAATCAAGTCTGTTATTACTGGAGAAGGCCAAGGAACTCTTCGGGAACGGATTGATAAGATCAAAGGAATGAGACGACAGGAGAATGAGTTCTTTGCTGGAGGTCATTCTTCTACCAGCTTGGACTTCGGTTCTATGCCGACTGCTTCTAGACACGCTATGCAGATCGTAAGGCAATGGCAAGGCGTTCCTGATTCTGTGGGAGATATGGAGGCCATTGAAGCAGGTTTCATCACTCCTGAGATGCTTATGCTCATTATGACTATTATGACGGAAGTAATGAGTAATTGCTTTAGTAACAAGCCTACGCAGGCTTGGAATAGAGTGCAGACCTATGCCTCAGGTAAGTGGATGGATCGCATGGCAGACAATACTAGACTCATGTGGGTAGTCAGTAGATGGATGGGAAATACTGGATTTGCCCGTGAGCCAGGAGATGTAACTGACCTTGCTGGTGCTCTTACCAAGTACACCACTGGAATGAGTCAACACGAGTTTACTCAAGTCCAGCGTGAAATCCTATTCATGGCTGGCTAAGGAGTAAACAATGGCTACCAAAGCGTTTGTAGGTAAGGGTTTTGAGGAGTGTCTGGCGTCCGTGAGAGGTGTTAATGCTATTAACACCTTATATGGTTCTGTGGCAGCTCCTACTCCTGATGAGCTACGAACTATCTATGGTCGTGGCTTTCAAGGCGTAGTTCAGGATTCTGTTCCCTTTGAGATTAAGAACGCTCATAAGGAAATGATGGCGAAGATGCCTAGTCTTTACAGTATATTTCCCTGGGCCAAAGGAATTGGCAAAGGAAAGATCAGTGTTCCTTATCTGGCCTGCGTTGCTTTAATTGCTGGCTGGGGAGGACTATATGCTCAGGTTCAAGGTGATTGTACTGTTCACGGAACAGAACATGCTGCTGAGATAGATTACTGTAATGACGTAATGTGGGGAGAGACTGTTTTTAAGGGTCCACTAGCCTTTGAGAACATTTATAAGTCTCGTGGCTTCAATGGAGATGGATGGAGCTGTGAAGCACCTTGCTTCTATGTGGGGCCGGAAGGCAAGGGTGGTTTTCTTCACCGGGCAGTCTATACTGGTCCGAATGGAGAGAAGGTTGACCTGACTGACTACAATAGCGCATGGCAGAGCAAGGGTAGTGCAGGTACTCCTACTTGGATTGAGGAGATTTCACGGAAGAATAAAGCAAAGTGGATCATTCCAATCAACACGGTTGAGGAGTACAGAGACGCTATTGCATTAGGCTTTGGCATCAACTTCTGCAGTGGTCAGGCCTGGAAGAGCAGTACGGATGAGTTTGGTGTATCTGCTGCTTCTGGAGGATGGAGTCATGCTCTGGGCCACGTAGGCTGTAACGACACGGAGTGGGCCAACAGTAAGTATGGCGGTATGTTGGGAATGATTCAGAACTCCTGGGGTAAGTGGAACACTATAAATGGAAAGCCTGAAGGTGGTCCTGCCCTGAGTCCTGGATCGTTCTGGTCCAAAATTGCTTCTATTTCTAAACTCTTGGACGGAGACCAATTTGCTATTTGTAGTGTTTGGGGATTCGAGAGGACTGGGTGGGAAGTGTTTGATGCAGGAGAACTTGTGGTTCACTTGCGAAATTCTACTACTCAGGACTACTACGAGTATCGTGCCCAAAAGATTCAGGAGCTCACTGAGAAGGAAATTGACACCTCCAGTCTGTTTCAGGCTGGTTAACTCTAAACAGGGAGAAGTGAGATGAAGTGCTTGATTGTTGCTTGTTTTGCTGTAATTGGCCTCTGTAGCCAGGTAAAGGCACAAGCTGAACTCTTTATGGGAGATGATGTTGCAAGTAATCCTTTCATGGCTCCTTACGAGGAGCCGGTTTTTGTGTTTGTGAGTACTACCCAGGAGTTTGAAGGTGCTCCACCTCCTGCTCCTGTTCAGAAGCCTGTACCTGTTCCTACGAAACCACTTCTGGGTCATCATGTACAGGCTCCAGCTGTTTGCCATCAATCTACGGCACCTACTTATGCGTGGGCTTACGGTGTTGCTAATGGCAATCAGGAATCGGTTAGATACGGCCTATTCGGGCGTCCTAGGTCAGGTGGTGTGTTTGGTGGCGATGGTGTGTTTAGCGGTTTCAGAGCTCGTCGTGAGTCTAGGCGTTCCTCTGGACGTGGATTGTTTAGAGGTGGTTGTTAATTAGTTTGGGTCACCTTCAGGAGTGTTGGAGTTGTCTCCTTGCTCGCGAACAGCACTCCTGAAGGTTTTTTTTTCTTGAGGATTTGATAAATGTCCAAAGACGCAGATATAACAGCAAAAGAAGTTAATGTCACAGGAGAGAATGTTCACGTCGCAGGACAGGACACTAGTGCCAGTGCCAGGGAGCGTAAAGAAATTAGGTTGGAGGATGCTGCTACAGCTAAGGACATTCGGGATAAAGACTATCGCAGACTGATGTTTACGCTGCTTCTGGCTGCAATTCCGACCTTCCTTACTGCTGCTGGTGGTGTGTATGTCCTCATTAGAGAAGTCAATGCGGTAAAGACTATTACTGTGGGCACCCATGAACTCGTTAACTCTGGGAGCCTCGCACAGCTGAAAGTAAATCTGAGGTCATCTCGCCAAAATCTTCTGTATGCTAGGCGAGTGTTTTTACTTTCAAAAGACCCAGAGGACGAGAAGTCCATACTCGATGCAGAAAGAGATTTGCAGGAAGCAGAAAAGTTGATAATTGAACATGAAGCAAAGCAAATACTAGCAGATAAAGCTAGTGGAAAGTACATCACCCCAAAAAAGGAGACTAAAAATGACAGTGGATCAACTGGGAATCAAAGCAAAGGTGAAGTACGAACTAAAGAAGTGGAACGGCGATCCACCCAAGGAAGGAGAATTTAAGCAGCCATTAGAGGTAATTACTTTTGGTGATGACATTCCTCTTACCAAGACGCTGTACGATGAGGATGGCAGGGAACTCGGTTTTGAGATCATTCCTTAACTTGGAGCACTAAAATGAAAGTCATGACTCTGGTGGAAGGTTTTGACGGTATCAAGCACTATGATGCTGGCACAGTTATGACAGGAGGTACAGATCACATCAGGAGACTACTGCATAACAAGCAGGCCACTCCATTGGATGATGAGGCGAAGGAATATCAAAAGGCTCATCCTCCTTCCTCTTTTCAGGAGTCAACACCTAAACCAAAGAAGAAGAAAAGTAAGTAAACTTCCTTTTACCACTGGCAGGAGAATTAGAAATGCCTTTAACTGACGCAGGGCGTAACTTTCTGGCACAGTCTATTATGGAGGCTGTGACACTCTTCAACAATGCGAATGCCTACCTGGGCGTGGGTGACTCTTCCACAGCATTTGCTGCTTCTCAAACTGACCTAGTAGCAGCTACAAATAAGCTGCGAAAGGCAATGGACGCCACTTATCCTCAAAGAACAACTAACGTCATTACAGCAAGGTCCACCTTTGCTACTGGCGATGCAAACTTTGCTTGGAATGAGGTAGGATACTTCAATGCAGCTGCTGCTGGCACGATGCTCAATCGAAAGGCCCAATCTCTCGGAACCAAGACATCTGCCCAGTCGTGGGAACTCACTGCTACTATCACTCTGAACAACCCGTAAGGACACAAGTATGAGATATGTTCTATCCGTTGTATTGATTCTGCTGAGTGGGGTGCTACATGCACAAATACCCACCACCCAGCAGAAGGCTGTTTTGGCCGGACTTGGAATGGCTCACCCTTGGGTCGCCATGACCAAGTCCTATGCTGACAATCCTGCCACTTATGGAGATGAGGGTCAGCATGATCTCACAATGTCATTTTGTGACCCTGCAAATAAAGACTACTGGCTCCGACAGTCAGTGGATAAGTTCTTGCCAGGATTCCTAACTTGGATAATTGACCAAGATAATTTCAACGTCAATGGTTCGCGTGAAGGTGGATGGTACTATCCTTTGTGGTATCATCACTGCAAAGAGGTAATGACAGCACAAGAGAAGTTGGATTGTGAGGCACAGATAAAGAAGATGACTGAGTTCGTATTGGGGTATCACCGCTGGGGGCCGGTTACACGCCTAGGAGACTCAGATACTGTTATAGGTCACGTTGCTCTTGTCAGAGGAACAGATAAGTTCCTCGGGACAAACTATCGAAATCTGATAGTATCGACAGCCCCTGGAGGTACTGAGTGGGTAGGGTGTTCTTATGCACAGATGAGAGCACAACTAGCAGATATCATTGTCAAGTCTCAAGGTGGAGAACTGCCTGAATCGAGTGGGTACAATCATGGCACGTCTCAACTTCTGATTCTGGCTTGTGCCTCAATTGGATGGGAAGAGTTTCCTGAAGTACAGGCATGGTTGCCTGAACTTGCGATGGCACTACGTTGGGATATTACTCCTAACTTGCTAGACAGAGCACAATGGGGAGATGAGGAACATCCTCATGATCTGATCTTACGTGCTCGTATTCCTTTAATGATGCAGGTTGCAGCACTAGGTGGAGATGCAGATGGCAAGCTCAAGCATCTCATTGCTGCTATGCCGCCTATTCCAGACAACTACTTCTGGAATAATGCTTATAGAGCAATGTGGGTGTTTGATCCTTCAACGCTCCCAGCAGTTCCGAATGTAGAGCATCCTGTTGGCATCAGAAGCACAGCTGTAGGTTTGACCATATACAGAACATCAGATACGCTGTTTCAAATCTTCACTGCTAATCCCTCAATCTATGACCACATGATGAGTCAATGGGATCATAGGTTGTGGTATCGAGGAGATTGGATTGCAGATCATCCTATCGGTTATGTGCCTTGGACCACGAACTTCAACAGTGGCCTGGTGTATGGACTTGAACCTATGCCTGACAGAAAACAGGTATCGGCTGAAGTGACAAGCGCTGGATGTAAGGTAGTGCTGGAGACGAAGGGTGAAAGATACTGGCCTGGGTACTATGATCGGCCACCAGGATTCTTAGATATGTGGCGAAGGACTTTTGAGTTGACACAAGACCCGATTCGTTTGAAGATAACAGATGATGTAGATGTCAGGCAACCAACAAGACTAGACCGCTATGGAGCAGGTGAGAGATATGCAATTGAGAACTCACCTCCGTTTCAAGTCATACACCACTCGCCGCCAGGTTCAAATCCTACTGTAATTGACGGCGGTTTTTCATGGTTGTCTCGAGCGGGCACACCTGTGAACATTACAACCAATGCTCCCACTAGAGGTAAAGAACAAGCATTGATAGGTACAAACATTGGTTCCTATGCGCATCTTTCGGAAGAAGGTGGATACTTGATGCGTCTGTCTGTGACTCCCACACCTGACACAACTGGTCTAATGCGAGTGAAGGTCATATCTGAATTGACGATTGGAAGTCCTCCGCCTGCCCCGCCTCCTCCTCTACCTCCTGACCTTCCACCGCCTCCTCCTCCTGCTGGTGATGTACAGATAGCAGATGAGCAGGCTGCTGTGTATGAAGGCACGTGGACTGATTGGCCGACAGAAGGATTCCAGGGTGATCTTAAGTATGCAGCAGCAGGTGCCAACAAAGCGACATGGACGTTTACTGTTGCACCTGGTACTTACAGAGTTGCTACTACGTGGATACCATTTGAGAATAGAGCCACTAATGCTTCTTATACGATTACAGGTGGTACTACACCAATAACTCTTGCTGTGGATCAGAAGGTCGCTCCTGCAAGCTTCCAGTCCGAGAACACTAATTGGCATACACTTGGTGAGGTGCAAGTAACAGGCACTTCTATCACAGTTAAGTTGGATGCTACTGATGCTAATGACCATGTGATTGCTGATGCTGTGAGGATCAACAAGACTGCTGAGCCTCCTCCTCCACCCCCTCCTCCTCCAGGTATCACTTTTCCGTTGTTGTACGGAGGCGGCAAGTATAAGGTGTATGAAAACAGGTTGGAGATATTTGAAACAGTACCACGTGATCCATAGGAGGCTGCAATGGCGAACGTGCTCAACAAGACGACTGGGCAGTATCTACTCAGTGTTCATACTCCAGACTATCCAACAGCAGACTGGTTCATCAATCCAGATATTGATGCTGTTGCCAGTGTTCCTACAAAGTATTGGAGACGTGGTACAGACCCAGTTGAGGAGATGAACGCTGGTGAGAAAACAGCAGTGGATACAGCAGATGTAGCAGCCGCCAAAGCTACTGCGAAAGCAATAAGCAATACAGCCATTGATGGGCCAGGTGGCTATGATCTACGTGCTTTAGCTAAGTTGACTATAGATGAGATCAATGACCTACGCCAGTGGATTGCAGCGTTCAAGGTGCAAGTTGCTGCTGCTAGTACTCTTGCTGACTTGAAAACACGGGTCGCTACTCTACCTGCTACACCTGATAGGACTTTAGCGCAAGCCAAGACGGCTTATAAGAACTTAATTGCCGGAGCCTCATTGGAGGAATAATTATGGCGTCTGGAAATACTCTCCTTGTGTTTCATCCGCTCGACAACGAGCCTCCTCTTACCAACTTAGCTACGCTTGATGAGCGCAATCTACGCCCTGTTCTGGATTTCGATGATACAGTTGATGAGTCAGCAGTATTCTCTGCGACTCTCCCACGGCAGTATGGAGGTGGAGGTATTACAGTTTACCTTCATGTTGCATTCACAAGTGCTGTAGCTAATGAAGCTCGGTTTGACGTGGCTTTTGAAAGAGTAGGTGCTGCTGCTCAAGACCTAGATGCTGATGGATTTGCCACAGCTAAATCTGTTGACATAACTGCACCTGGAACAAGTGGTCATGTTGCAATAGGTAATATAGCATTTACTAATGGAGCAGAGATTGACTCGCTCGCAGCAGGCGAGTCGTTCCGTATCAAAGTTACGCGAGATGCAAACCATGCCAATGACGATGCAACAGGTGATGCAGAATTAGTCGCTGTTGAGTTAAAGGAAACCTAATATGGCCTACGACTTCAACGGCACGACGGATTATCTGCTTTTCAGCAAGTCATTCACGACGAACACCTGCACCCTGTTCGCACGATTCAATCTCGATGCGAGGGTCAGCTACGCCCCACTGCTGGAGTCACGCAGCGATGGAGCACAAGGAATTTTGTTTTCGGGTGCTAGTGGGCAGAACCAAGCTCTGACCTATATGTGGGAAGCAACGGCTGACGAGTATGACACCTTCAACGGACTCGCGTGGAACCTCAACCAAGACTATGCAGCAGTTTTAGCAGTGACACCTACTGCTGCGACCCTGTACTTAGGAGACGGAACAGGTATAGTGAGTTCCTGGACGAATACTAAGACTCACAATAGTCACAGTCCATCGGTGTGGCGTATTGGGATCGACATTGAAGCCGGCAACTTTCGCATCAACGGACGCATCTCTGACCTGGCTATCTGGCCCACAAGAGCACTTACCCTGGCTGAGGCAACCCTGTTGTGCAAGTTCTATTCTCCGCTAGTAGTACGACGTGGGTTGGGATTCTACTTGCCTGCGATCCGCGATTGGCGTGATCTGATCGGCGGCGTGCCTGAGAGTGGTGGACCTGGAGCACAGGTTTATCCGCACCCGCGAATTATCTATCCTAAACGTCAACAGATCATAAGTGCTGCACCTACTGCTGCAGCGGCGGTAACTTTCTACTTGTTAGACTCGTTGGCAAGTAGCAGTAATCATTATAGCTTGCAAGAGGGAGGAGCACCGCCAACAACAGCTACAACAGGAACAGGATGGACAGTAGGTACAACTGCATCATTGAATTACGCCCGAATGTCAGCAGGTGTAGAACGTGCTGCTGGGACGTTCGGCAGTACACAGCAACCAAACGGTGGACCAGATAACACACTTGGAGATTGTTGGAGATCAGATTTACTCAATATAACAATTCCTGGCGGACAATGGCATGTAGATATTCCTGTAATTGCGGTGAGTAGCGGAGGAGATATTGCTGGGTCTATGTTTGTGAGACTTTGGAGGTCAGCAAATGCTGATGGGTCGTCGGCGACTGAGATTACTGCTGGTTCACAGGTAACGAACAACGCCTCTAATCTAACAACTTCAACCCCACAAATACTTACCAAGGTCTTTACACTTGGCGATGTAACCTTGACAAATGAGTATTTGTTCATGCAGATAGCGTGGGCTATTCTTACTGCTGGTGGTGCTGCAGATAGAGACGTGCTGATTCGAGTAGGTCAAGAAGCATGGATACAATCACCTGGCGGAGGTGTTGTAACTAGAACCGTAAGTGATACTATTGATGTAACATCTTCTGAGTCCTTTGCTCTGGGAATACTTGAAACTGTACTGTTATCAGATACTCTTGATGTTACGTCTTCTGAGGTGTTGGATGTTGCTGTAGGTGGGCTTCTAGCTAAGTCGTTTAGTGACACCCTTGACACTACCATCACTGAGTCCTTCCTGAACCTTCTGCGAAGTGATATAGCTGATGGCTTGGACGCCTCTATTACCGAAACACTGGATGTTATAGTTGTAGGTGGTACTGTAACCAAGTCAGTAAGTGACACTCTGAACTTGGCTATCAGTGAGGTATTGGTGATAGGTGGTCTTAATGTTACTTCCGTAAGGGCTATACTTGATATAGGCCCTATCTCCATTCAAGACGTGGCAGGTGATTACTTCGTCCAGGACGTAAGCGGCACTTCAATTCAGGATGCATGGTAATATGACTGCTAACATAATTAGGTTCAATACGTGGGCAGATAGTGGCAAGGATTTGATTGCTGCTATATTCTTCCTTAAGGACGTTCTGACTGTACGGGCAGATATTGATAGTATAGAGTACAAGATTGTAGATATCACTCCTGTCAGTCCCGATCCTGTCCAGGCAGGTTCTGTTCCTATTGAATCTATGATGGTAGCTGGAGTTCCTTGGAGGAGAGTGAGGGAAGGTTACTCATTTCTGTGGAGCTTACCTGGAAATTTAATTCCTACTCCACAACACAAATACAGAATCATTATTACTTTTACCACAATTGCTGCCTTGGGTTCTAAGACCTTTATATTGGTCTGGGAAGCAAATACAAAAGACCCAGAGGCACCATAATGACGAAGCCTACTTTTGTTGCGAGTATAGAAACAGCTTTCAACGTTAATACAACTCCTAAGGCAACTGGGAACATTAGTGGTGTTGCTGGAGATTTGTTGTTAGCTTTTGCAGGAGCGGCATCAGATTTGGCAGTACTGTCTCTACCAACCAATTCTGGAGCTGCTTTACTTTGGACATCTCTGTTTAGCATTACAGGAGCTGGTCGTAGTCCTGCTCGTTTGTCTTGGGCTGTGGTTGATACTACTCGCACATTGACAGTTTCATTTGCTAATACAGGTTCTACTAGTCAGTTCGGTGGGCACGTACATCAAATTCGTGATTGGAGATGGTTAGGAACTGCTAAGTCTGCAAATGCTGCAGGTGGTTTGCCGACTTTAGAAATTAGGCCAAGTCAAGTGGAAAGCTTTATAAG